TTCCGCGCGTGGAACGCGTACCGCGAGAAGCGCGGCATGACGACGATCCCCGTGCACGGCCGCCTGCCGGAGCTGGTGTGATGAAGCGCCAGACGCAGATCGAAGTGTACCCTGGCCGCCACGACAACGAGTGGTACTGGCGGCTGCGGAACAAGAACGGCCGCATCATGTGCGACGGCTCCGAGGCGTATTACAGCGCCTCGAATGCCAAGCGTGGTGCGCGGCGGACCGCCGGCACGCTGCTGATATCGCCGATCGTGTCGATCGCGGCAAAGTACGGCAAAGGAGGCAACGGTGGCTGAGATCGCGTTCGTTCATAACCGCACCGGGCGGCGCTACCGCGTCGTCGCGTTCGACAAGGACGCCGGCAAGGTCAGGCTGATCGGCGAGCACAATGTCGAGTTCAGCGAGCCCTACTCGAAGGAGCGGTTTGCCGAGATGGGTTACACGCTGGAGGCGCAGTCATGACTATGCGGAGCATTCGCGCACGCATGGCGTGCGATAAGTGCGGACAGCAGTTTGACATCATCGTGCCGCCCGACGCCAATAACGACGGCCACGCCACGATTTTCGAGACCGTGCTCAACTCTTCGGATATTGCCGTTCGTGAAACCGGGAATGACCACGAGGAGTGGGGTGCGCACGAAGGTCAGCATTATGGCCCATGTTGCTGGCCGGAAATGTCCGAGAAGATTTTCATCCAGGAAATCCGGGATGGGGTCGTCACGAAGCAGCAGCTGACCGATTGGGATATGCTCGACGAGTACGGAAAATATGTCCCGCGGTTGCGGCTAGCGCCGCCGGTTTCTTCATGATAGCGTCCATGCGCTATTTCGGGGGGCTGGGGGTATGCCGTCGAGCAAGGGCTACGTTCGCGACTACAAGCGCGAATATGCGACCGCCAAGGCGCGGGGCGAAGTCGGCACCGGCCACAACTCGGGCTCGGCCGAACGCCACCGGCTGCGGCGCAAGGCGCTTCGTCTCGGCATGGTCAAGAAGGGTCAGGACGTCGACCACATCAAGCCGCTCAGCAAGGGCGGCGCCAACACCATCAAGAACGCGCGTGCTCGCTCTCCGCATGCCAACCGCGGTTTCCCGCGGCGATCCGACGGGAGCATGATCAGGAACAGCTAAGAGGAGCACCCCCCGGTGTTCGACAAGAAGTGTGACAAGTGCGGTGCGCCGGCGACGGTGAACCTGAACATGGACCGGTATCTGTGCAGCCAGCACGCCTTCGAGAAGGTGATGGAAGTGACTGGCGAGGAAGCACGCAAGCTACGACTGAGGCCAGTGAAATGATCGCGATCAACTGGACCACTCTCGAATATATGGACGAGCACGGTAATGTGTTTCCGATCACTAACTTCTTTGACGAAGATGGTGACGAGTGCGACGGCCCTGAGAACGCGGTGGTATGTGTCGCCGGTAGCGAGGACTGCTGGTACTCGATCGACCTTAGAGAATGGCGTGATGCACCATCGGAAATGGTGCAGTGACCCCGAAGCCCTGGTCCCACTCGGCGCTGGACGATTTCAAGAATTGTCCACGCGCGTTCGCAGAAAAGCGCGTGTTCAAGAGCGTTGTCGAGACCAAGGGCGAAGCGACGATCTGGGGCGAGCAGGTCCACAAGCACTTCGAGGAGTTCCTGACCGACGGCGTCGCGCTGCCGCCCGAGCTCGCGTGCCACGAGCCGTTCCTGCTGCGGTTGCTCGACCTTGAGGGCATGCGCTTCGTCGAGGAGAAGATCGCGCTCAACACGGCGGTGAAGCCCTGCGCCTTCTTCGGCGATGACGTGTGGTTCCGCGGCGTCATTGACTTTGGGGTGGTCAACGGTGAGTTCGCGCGGCTCGTAGATCACAAGACCGGTAAGCACCACACCAAGTTCGACCAGCTCAAGCTGTTCGCGCTGTGGACGTTCGAAGCCTATCCGACCGTCAATCAGGTGCGCTGCGAATATTACTGGACGCAGACGATGACGCTGGGCGGCGAGACCTACACCCGCGACCAGATACCGAAGCTGTGGGCGACGTTCATCCCTGACCTGAAGCAATACGCCGAGGCGTTCAAGACGGACACCTGGCAGCCGCGCCAGTCGGGGCTGTGCCGTGGGTGGTGCCCGGTTACCGACTGCGAATTTTGGTCGCCTCGGAGGCAAAGGGGGTGATGAATGAAGCACCAGGATCTGAGGACGCCTGAGCAGAAGTTCGACGACCTGCTCGCTGAGGGACTTTCACTCGACGATATCGCCTATCGACTGGGCTGGGGCATGTACCGGGTGAAGCGACATTACCGCTCGCTGTGCGAGCAGATGGGGGAAGAGCCGGATGAAGACTAAGACCTACCGCGACGAGAAAGACGTCAAGCGCGAGATCAAGCGCCTGCTCGACAAATTCGGGTGGTTCTGGTGGATGCCGCCGGCCAACGGTTTCGGGAAGGCCGGAATCAGCGACATCAACACGATCAAGGACGGTGTCTTCATGGCGATCGAGGCCAAGTTCGGCTCGAACAAGCCGACGGTGATGCAGCGCGCGTTCCTCGAGAGCGTGCGCACCGCTGGTGGCTACGGCTTCGTCGTCAACGAGAAGAACATCGACGCGCTCGAGATCTTCCTCACCGACTTCCAGGAGCAGACCGAGCTGGTCCGCACCAACCAGCAGATGAGCAACGAGGCCGGCGCCCGCATGGTCGACGCGCTGCGCGTGCTGATGGCGCTGGCATGAGACCCTCCAACGAGCGCGGGAGGCATGGCGCGCTCAAACCCTCGGGTGGTGAATGATAGTGATCACCCTTAAGCCGCAGCACCATTTCGCGAGTGCGGATGATGTTGCAAGTCTGCGACACGATGTCGCGTCACTCACACGAAAGATAGGAAGACTTATGTCCCAAGTAGACGACCTGAACGCCCTCCTCGCCGCCATCGCCAGCGACGTCACCGCGGTGCTCGACCAGGTGCGCTCCCTCGAGGAGCAGCTGACCACGCTGCAGCAGACCACGCCGCCGCAGGTGGACCTGTCGGGCGCCATCGCCGCGGCGACTGCGATCCGTGAGCAGCTCGAAGCAACGAGCACCAGCACGGGTGGCGATGCGTCCGGCGGCGACACGAGCGGCACCGAGAACCCGCCGGCCGACGGTTCGGGCAGCACCGACCAGACGCCCTAACGGGTGGGAGGGGCGGTGATCGTTGGGACGCCGCCCCTCTTGACACAGGAACAAAGGAGTAGCATCATCCGTTTTACATCATAAGACCGGCTGTGAATTATCACATAGCCGGCGAGGAGGTTATGTGGCAGGCAAGAAGGGCGCGTTCACTCACGATAATGTCGATAACAAATCTGTAGATTGGTACACACCCAAATGGGTGTTCGACGATCTCGCTCTGCAGTTCGACCTTGACCCATGTGCTCCTGCCGGCGGTGTGCCGTGGATCCCCGCGGTACATCATTACGCGTTACCCCAGAACGGCCTCAAGGAGCCGTGGCATGGTCGAGTATGGCTTAACCCGCCGTATGGCGTTCACACCAAGAGCTGGCTCAAGCGTCTCGGCGATCACGGAAACGGTGTGGCGTTAGTGTTTGCTCGCACAGACTGCGGATGGTTTCGTGAGGCGGTGAAAACGGCATCTGCGGTACTGTTCTTGGCTGGCCGAATTAAGTTCGTGGATGGGCTCGGTAAGACAAGCAACAATGGCGCCGGGGCCGGCTCTATGTTACTCGCGTGGGGTGGTTCTAATGCGCTGGCGCTGTTTAATATGCGCGACAAAGGGCTGTTCGTCGACCTGGACACTAACCGTGCCGCGGTAATTCTACGAGCTAACTGATGATCGCCCACCATCCCGAAACAAACTCTCTACTACTACACGCGGACGACCCGTTCGCGTTGCGCGAGGTCTTGCCCAAGAGCAAGATCATCGACCACCCGCAGTACAACTTCGCCGCGCCCCTGACGCTCGAAAGCGCCAAGATCCTCCGCAACATGGGGTTCCAGGTGCCGGCGCCGGTGCGCTTCGATTACAGCTGGCCGGGCAAGTACCGGCCGTTCGCGCACCAGATCACGATGAGCGAGTTCCTGACGCTGCATCGGCGCGCGTTCAACCTCTCCGAGATGGGCACCGCCAAGACCAACGCCTCTCTGTGGGCCGCCGACTGGCTGATGAAGACCGGCAGGGTGCAGAGGGCGCTGATCCTCACACCTTTATCCACCGTCGAGCGTGTCTGGAAACAGGACATTTTCGACACGCTTATGCACAGGCGCTGCGCGATCGCCCACGGCACCCGCGAGAAGCGCCGGCAGGCGCTGGCTGCCGACGTCGACTTCTACATCATGAACCACGACGGGCTCGGCATCGAGGAGTTTGTAAACGAGATTTACAAAAGGCCCGACATCAACCTGATCATCGTCGACGAAGCCTCGATGTTCCGCAACCACCAGACGCGCAAGTACAAGGCGCTGGCCAAGCTCGCCTCGCGGCAGGACGTCCGGCTGTGGCTGATGACCGGCACGCCGTGCCCCAATGACCCCACGGACGCGTGGGCGCTGGCGCGGCTGGTGTCCCCTGAGCGCGTGCCGAAGTTCTTCGGCGGCTTTAAGCGCCAGACGATGTATCAGGTGACGCAGTTCAAGTGGGTGCCCAACGCCCAGGCGCAGACGATCGCCTTCGCCGCGATGCAGCCCGCGGTGCGCTTCAAGAAGGCCGACTGCCTCGATCTGCCGCCGGTGACGACCCAGGACCGCCAGTGCGACCTGTCGAAGGAGCAGCGCAAGGCGTTCGACGAGCTCAAGACGACCATGCAGGCCGAAGCCGCGGCCGGCGAGAAGGTCACCGCAGTCAACGCCGCCGATAAGATCGGCAAGCTCCGCCAGATCCTCTGCGGCGCGATCAAGGTGGACGACGACTATGTGACGCTAGACCACGCGCCGAGATTAAACGTTTTGCTCGAGTGCATCGGTGAGGCGTCAGCCAAGGTGCTGGTGGTGGCGCCGTTCAAGGGCATCGTCCGCTCGCTCGAGCAGGAGATCAGCAAGCACTATTCTGTGGGTGTGCTCAACGGCGACGTCAGTCCGGGCGCGCGCGACCGCATCATCAAGGACTTCAAGTCCGGGCCCGATCCGCACGTACTACTATGCCACCCGAAGGTCATGAGCCACGGCCTCAACCTAACCGAGGCCGACACTTTGATCTTCTACGCGCCGATCTACTCCAACGATGAGTTCCAGCAGGTGACCGAGCGGTTCAACCGCGCCGGCCAGACGCGCAAGATGACGATCGTCAGGATGGCGGCGCACCCGCTGGAGTGGGACGTCTACAAGCTGCTGGCCAACCGCCAGTCAGTGCAAAGCAGCATCCTTAATTTGTACAAACAGGTGACGGAGTGAAGATCGAGATCCGCGCTGTCGATAACGGCTTCATCACCCAACTCTTCGGCGATGTGAAAAACCCTCGCGTCAAGAAGCGCGAGGTAGTCGCCGGCTCGGTCGTCGAGCTGGTCGGCCTGATCGCCGAGCATCTGCGCAAGGTCTACGGAGAGGACAGATGAGCCATGGCTACCGGGTGGGTGACGTGGTCCGATACGGCGAGACCTGGGGCGTGGTACGATCCCGGGGTTTTGACCATGGACCCATGGTTGATTGGTGGGTGGGTCAGTACAATTCGCACGCTACGGAGCAGTGGTACTGCCAAAATGGCTGCATCGCCGACAGTGACCTCAGCGCGCCTTTTGCACACGACTACGCTGGCATCCCCGACCCCGTCATTGCCCGAGCCACAATGTACCAGCTCACGGAGAATATATGAACCTCAACATCGAGAAGATCACCAACGGCTACCTGGTCACCATCGACGGCAAGAAGACGTTCTACGACGTGCCCGAGGCGATCTGCGGCGCTACCGCTGAGTGGGTGCTGGCGGAGTGCAAGCGGCTGGAGAGCGCACCTGATCCAAATGAGGTCCAGCATCGAATGGCGCAAATGGCCAAGTTGTCCAAGCTGTACAACGACCAACTGCCCCCGCAATGGGTGAATTACACCGGCGAATAACGCCGGTTGACACACCCAGATCACATGATAAGAACGGCAACTAATTAAGGACGTGACTGATGGAAGCCCCCGTTGTCGATATCGATCTTGGTCAGGTGACCAAGGCGCACATCAATATCCGTGACGCGCGGACGGCGCTGCGCAAGCAGTACGAGGAGGCCGACGCCGACCTCAAGAAGTCGCAGGAGAAGCTCGAGAGCGTGATGCTCGATCACCTCAATCGCCATGGCATGGACAGTGTGCGCACCGAGGCCGGCACCTTCTACCGGCAGGAGGAGATCACGCCGTCGGCCGCGGACTGGAACGCGCTCTACGACTGGATCAAGGACAATGACGCGTGGGACGCGCTCGAGCGGCGCATCAAGCGCACGTTTGTGAAAGAATACCAGGAGGCGCACAACGGCGGGCTGCCGCCGGGCATCTCCGTGTTTCGTGAATATGTCGTGAGAGTACGGAGGAGCTGATGATCAGTGCAGACTATCTGCGGGAGTTGATCGACACGTTCGTTCTCCCTCCGCATAATTATTTCCAACGGGGGCAGCTGGATATGCTGAGGCAGTTGCTGGCGGTCGCCGAGGCTCAGCTATGACCTGCAAGGTCGAACGCGAGAACGGCGCGCTGAAGGCGATGACCTTCCACTGCGATGCCGAGGGCTGCGACGTCGTCGCCGACGACGAGCATATCGAGAAGTCCGGCGGGCTTCGGTACATGGGGTGGTGGGCTACCGGCGGTAAGCACTACTGCCCCGACCATTACGGGGAGGGCGAGAAAATTGGTCAGCGGTGAAGTCGGCGGCAACGCCGCGCAGCAGGATCTGACACGGTTCGTCGAACGGATCGAGGCGCTCAAGCAACAGCGCGCCGAGATCAACGAGGACATCCGCGACGTCAAGGTCGAGGCCAAGGCCAAGGGTTACGACCCGCGGACGATCGAGGCCGTGATCAAGGTGCGCGCGATAGGCAAGACCGTATATCGGGAGCAACGCGATTTGCTGGACACGTACCTCGCGGCGTTCGGCATTGATGACGAGGAGTGAGCATGGCGAAGACCTTGCGATTTCCGTGTGATGACGGCGCCGTTGAGGCGACGTTTGATACATATAAAGGCGGGTGGCTTGTCAGCTTTCCGTTCGGTGACCGCCGATTTTTCGGCAACCAGCGAGAGCTAAGGGCTTTCGTTCAGAAAGAGCTAAAAGAAGGAGTGACGACCGATGGCGAGTAATGCACTGACACAGTTTCAGCCCGGCGCAGTGCCGGCGCACGTCCAGAACTTCCTCGGCGGGCAGGAAGCGAACACCGCAATCGGCGGCATCACCGTCCCGAGCCTGAGCCCCCAGGGCAAGGTGTGGACGATCAGCCTCGACGGGCAGAAGACGCAGCTCCAGAAGCGCGACAACGATGGTGAGATGGTACCGGTCGGCGTCATGCGCGTCGTCATCCTCGACTTCGCCAAGCGCCGCGGCCGCGCCTATTACGAGGGCGCGTACGACCCAGACAAGGAGAGCGCTCCTTTGTGCTGGTCGGACGACGGCATCACTCCCGACAACAGCTCAACCCAGCTGCAGTCGAAGAAGTGCGCCGAGTGCCCGAAGGCGGTCAAGGGCTCCAAGGTCACCGACCAGGGCAAGGCCACCGCGGCCTGCTCGCAGCACCGCATGCTGGCGCTGGTCCCGGCCAACAAGCTCGACTTCGCGCCGCTGCGCCTCAAGATCGCGATCACGTCGGACTTCGACAAGCAGAGCCCCAACGCCGCAGCCAACACCGCAGCCGGCTGGTTCGCCTTCTCGAACTATCTCGACTACCTCAAGAGCTCCGGTGTCACGCACACCGCGGCGGTAGTCACCAAGATGAAGTTCGACGCCGGCGCGACCTACCCCAAGATCCTGTTCGCGGCCGATCGCTGGCTGACGCCAGAGGAGCTGGCGGTGGTCGGTCCGCTGACCAAGGACGAGGAAGTTCAGAAGCTGCTCGGCGGCACCTGGACCCCGGCCGGTCCGGACGGCACGCTCAAGGACGACACCACGGCTGGTGCCGGCGAGGGTGTCGCTGCAACCGAGCAGCAGGTCACGACCGAGCAGGCAGCGACCGCGGACGAGGATGAGGGTGACGGTGAGATCATCATGGGTCTCGACGCTCCCGCTGCCGAGGAAACCCAGGCACCGGCCCAAGCAACCAAGCCGGCACCGAAGGCGGCCAAGACCAACGCGGCACCCAAGGCCGCTGCGGCTGAAGTCCAGCCCGAGGTCGCGACGGTCAAGGACCCCGCGCTCGCCGCCCTGCTCGCCGACTGGGGTAATGACTAACCCTTGATATCGACCATGGCTTAGAACATAGTCGTGCCCCCGCCCGATGATGGGGATCCTTGGGCGGGGGTGATCTTGGGGGTACCCCTGAATGACTCCTGTTGAGTTTTTGCGCGCCGTATGGCCGCGCACAGGCATCTATTGTCTGGCGACGCCGCGCTCGAGCGGCGCCTACCAGCATTGGACGTTCGACACGATCGACGAGGTCGCCAGCTACCTCGACAAGACCCTCGACCCGACCAAGGTCGACATCTATTTCAACATCCACTCCCTGCGCGAGAAGCAGGTTCCGCACAAAGACCCCGGGCTCGCCGCGCAGGGCCGCACCCAGGTGCGCGTCCAGCGCAACATGCTGGCGGCGCGGTGCTTCTTCTTCGACCTCGACATCGGCTCCGAGCCGCACAAGTACGACGACCAGGTCGAGGCGATCGCCGGATTGAGGGCGTTCATCAAGGCGACCGGCCTGCCGACACCACTGGTGGCGACGTCCGGCGGCGGCTTCCACGTCTACTGGCTGCTCAGCGACGACCTGCCGACCGAGGAGTGGCGGACCCACGCCACGCACCTGCGCCAGCTGGCGCAGCACTACGGCCTCAAGGCCGACCCTTCCCGAACCACCGACACTTCGTCAGTGCTGCGCGTCGTCGGCACCTTCAACCACAAGGACCGGCTCAACCCCAAGCCGGTTTACATCATGGCGCCGGGCACCGAGACCGCCACCGGCGTTTTTGTAAACCTCGTTAACAAAGCCATCATCGAGGCGGGGGTCCAGCCGCAAGAGGCGCCCAAGCTGCTGCAGGCCGAGAGCCAGCTCGGCGGCAACCTCGACATCGAGTACGACGGTCCGCGGCCGAAGATGACGGCGATATTCACCGCCTGCGCCCAGATGCGCCGGCTGGCCTTGGCCAAGGGGCTGTTCTCCGAGCCCGAGTGGTATCACAGCGTGATCGGCGTCGGCCGCTTCACCGAGGGCGGCAACCGCGACATCCACAAGCTCTCCACCGGGCACCCGGGCTATTCGGAAAGCGCGTGCAACGCCAAGATCAAGCAGAGTGAGGGCGCCCAGAAGGGCCCCAGCAGCTGCGCCAGCGTCGCCTTCGCCTCCGCGATGGGTGACAGCCTGTGCGTTGGCTGCCCGCACCAGGGGCGCGTTTACGGGCCCATCCAGGCGGCGCTGAAGGTCGATGAGAAGCCTGCCCCCCAGGTTCAGCAGCTGGTTGCCGGCCAGACGGTCACGCTTCTCATCCCGCCGCCCCCCAAGCCCTTCGCCCGGACCAAGGACGGCATCGTCGTCACGGTCAAGAATGCCGATGGCTCCGAAGAGCACAACACGATCTACGACTACGACCTCTATCCGGTGCGCCGGCTAAGCAACGTGCAGGCCGAAACCGAGCAGCACATCTGGCACGTCGAGCTGCCCAACGGGGAGTCGAAGAACTTCACGCTCGACGCCGACATGCTCTACGACCTGCGCAAGTTTGTAGTGGCGATTGCACACCAGGGGATCTATCCTCACAAAGGTCATTTACCTACATTGCAGGAGTATATGGTCGCCTACATCGCCCAGCTCCAGAAACTGGCCAGCGCCGACGCCCAGTGCAACCACCTGGGGTGGGCCGACGACCACTCGCAATTCATCCTGCCGGACAAGATCCTGCTCGCTGACGGCGGCGCCCGTCCGGCCCAGCTGAGCCTCGGCGCACAACGCGCGTCGGCCAACATTCACCAACGCGGCGACCTGACCAAGCAGGTTCAGCTGATGGAGTTCTACAACCATCACGCCTACCTGCCCAACCAGTTCTTCATCCTCGCCGGTCTCGCTGCCCCGATCTTCTACGCAACGGGCCACCATGGAGTGATCATCAATGCTAGCGGTGAAGCCGGAGCAAGTAAGAGTACTAGCCTTTATACTGCAGCTTCTTTCTGGGGCCAGCCTGAGCTATATCCTATTAACGGTACGAACAACGGTGCCACGGTTCGTGGTCGTAACGAGCGGGTCACTGTACTTGCTAACCTTCCTGTATGCGTTGATGAAATAACCCACATGCCGGTCAAGGACGCCGTCGACCTCGCGATGAGCATTACCCAGCCGGGGCACCGCATCCGGCTGCAGACCGACGGCACCGAGCGCGCGCACCTGGGATCGTACAAGGCGACGATCATGCTGGCGACCGCCAACAACTCGCTGCACAGCGTGCTCAGCCACGACAACGCCCACGGCACCGCCGGCTCGATGCGCGTGTTCGAGATCCTGTTCAAAGCGACCAGCGTCCACGAAAAGTATGAAGCCGACGACTTCATGTTCCACCTGCGCCACAATTACGGGCACATCGGCGAGCAGTTCATGGCCTACGTCGTCCAGAACCTCGACGCCGTCGTGGCCCGCGTGCGCGCGGTGATGCGTGAGATCGACCAGGAGTGCAAAATCCAGTCGGCCGAACGCTTTTGGTCGGCGACGATCGCCGTCGTCCTGACCGCTGGGGAGATCGCCCGCCAGCTGGGGCTGCTGCCGTTCGATGTCGGGGCGCTCAAGCAGTGGGTGGTGAGCTACCAGGTGCCGCACATGCGCGGTGTCGTGATGAGCGAATATAGCGACCCGCTGTCGAGCCTCGCCGACTATCTCGAGACGATCAACAACAACATCATCGTGGTGCGCAAATACCAGGGGCAGGTTGCCGGGGTGAACATCGAGCGCCGGCCGCTCGGCGCCCTGCTCGCCCACTACGACCTCGACGACAACATGCTCTACGTCCTCAAGAAGGGCTTCAAGGACTATTGCGCGCGCACCGGCGCCAACGCGACGGCGATCATCAACGACCTGCACATCCCGCGTGACGGGGAGCGGATCGTGCCGCAGCGCGACACCCGCCGGGTGCTCGGCGCCGGCACCGAGTTCGCCAAGTCGCAGACCTGGTGCTTCGCGGTCAACATGAGCCATCAGGCGGTCTCGGGGACGGTCAACCTGACGGCGGTGACAGGGGGTGGGCAAGGAGCGGCGACAGACGGCCGTGCCAGCCTGCACGTCGTGCAGTGACGGCGCACGATCATATCTGCCCCCACTGCGGCTACGACCTTGTCAGGAACGGGCCGATCATCATCGACAACTGGTCGATGCTCGGGCCCGGTTACCCCCTCTGCTACATGGGTAAGCCAGTGCGCCTGACCAACGCCGAGTCCGAGATCGTCTACTCGCTGCTCAAGGCGTTCCCCAAGCATATCGAGCGCTGGGTGCTGCTCGAGCGCATCGGGTCCGACGCCGGCAGCATCAACCTGCTCGCGGTCTACATCAGCCGGATCAAGTCACGGCTGGAGCACGCCGGGCTACCGCTGCCGATCGCGACCGTATGGGGTCATGGGTACCGCTGGCTGAGGGAGGGGGAGATTGTCCAGACTAAAGCGGCTGTTGGGCCACGCATTGCATCGACGGCACAAAACCGCGGCGGGCGGCCGCGCAAGACCGGATCCTGAGTGGGCGGCGGGGTTCCAGTGAGGATCTGCGTCACCGGCGGCCGCACCTTCAACTATACCGGCTGGCTCCACGCAGGGCTCGACCTGCTGCACGAAGTGAGCGGCGGCATCAGCGAGATCATCGAAGGCGGCGCGGCCGGCGCCGATGTCCGCGCCGGCGAGTGGTCGGAGCGCAGGCTGGGCAAGAAGGCTACGGTGGTCAAGGCCGAATGGGGGAAGTACAGCGCTGGCCTCAAGCACGGCCAGAAGAACCCGGCCGGGATCATCCGCAACAACCAGATGGTGGCGATGAAGCCCGACATCGTGCTCGCCTGCCCCGGGGGCCCGGGCACCGCACACATGGTCGCAGCGTCGAAAAAGGCTGGATTGAAAGTGATCTTCCTTGAGAAGATGCCGATAGCGAAAGGCCCCGCAGATTACTCCGCAGGGCCCCCGATCCAACGTATCGGCGTAGCGGCTTAGCCGGTCGTCAGACGCTCGTTGGTCAGCTGGTTGTAAGTTGACCGGACCAGCTGCTGCATCTGGCTCTTGTCGCCCGACGCCCAGATCTTGGGCGTGTCGCTCTGGCGGGGCTGGACGATCAGCACGAACTCGTCGCCATCGCGAACGGCGTTGCCGACCTGGATCGCCGGCGTGTTAAGGTTGGTGCTCTGCTCGTCGAGCTTGCTGAACGCGCTCGAACCAGTACCGGTGCTCTGGTTGTTACTCGTCATAGATGCTCCTCTCAGGCTGCCGCGACGGGGGTGCCGCGGCTGTGCCTGGAACGAGCTGTAGCACGATTAGTTCCCGTAGAGCAGGCCCAGCCGGAAGTTGTCGCCGATGCCGGCCAGCCGGTTGAGCTGGTCGAGCTGGGTCGTGCGGCTGGTGGTGAAGCCGGTCTCAGCGCCGAGATTGCGTGCCTGAGCGCTGTTGAGGCCGATCGAGCTGCGCGCCAGTGGTCCGATGAACTTGGTGTTCTCGTCGGTGTTGGCGGCGTTCGCCTGCGCCAGTGCAGCCTGTGCCGCGGTCAAACCGATATTGGCCTTGCTCTCGGCCGGCAGGAGCCCGGCACGCACGGTGTCGAGCCCGGCCTGTGCATTGGCCTGGGTGACGAAGCCCTGCGCCCGCAGCGCATCCGCGTTGGCGTTCTGCTGCAGCAGGTCGTACTTGCGGTTGAGGAAATAATTCCAGTCCATCCCCAGGCCCCCTTAGACACTCGCCGAGTAATTGTAATTGTGGCTCAGGCTCTCAGCATAGCTGAGCGACTGGCTCGAGTTGTAGCTCTCACTATAGCCGACTGCGTTGCTGGTGGAAATGCTGGTCGACCAGTTGATCGCATTGAGCGCCGCGGCACCGAGCTGGGCCGAGACTTGGGCCCCGACCTTGGCCGCATCGAGCGCCAGGCTGCGCGTCGTCATGTAGAGCTCGGCGTTGGCCTTGGCGGCGTTGACACCGATGTCGGACACGCGCTGCGCCTGGTCGATCGCCACCTGCCACTGCTTGGTCAGCGTCTCGTTGAACGAGGTGACCGCCGCGACCTCGGCCTTGTACTCGTCGGCCAGGCTCGAGTTGTAGGCGCTGATCGCCTGCGCCTTCGATGCCTCGCCCGACAGCTGCGCCTTGTAGCCTTCCCACAGCGAGATGTTGGCGTCGAGCCGGCCACGGTACGCGGCGATGCGCACATCGGCTTCCTTGGCGGCGGCGCCGACCCGGGCAGTGAACGCCTCGACCTGGCTCTGGTAGATCTTCTGCTTGGTGCCCTCGGCCTCGAGCGTCGCGCGGTAGCCCTCGACCCCGGCGGTGTAGGCGTTGACCTTGGCGACGTACGCCTGGATCTGCGCGCCGTAGACGTCGATCTTGGTCTTCTCGATCTCGGCCTTGATGCGGATGCCCTCGATGCGCGCTTTGTAGATGTCGACAGCGCTCAGCGCCGCCTGGATCTGCGCCTGGTACTGGGCGACCAGCGCGGTGTTGATCTGGGCTTTGGCGGACTCGGCCTCGACTTGCGCCTTGTAGGCGTCGACCAGCGCGATCTGTGCCTGCACCTGGGCGGTGTAGATCTGCACCTTGACCTTGTAGGCGTCGAGAAACGCGGCGTACGCCTGGACCTTGGCGTTGTAGATCGCGATGCCGGCCTCAGTCGCGTACTTGGTACTCTCGAACAGCCGCTGCTCCACGGCGTTCGAATAGTCCATGCACTTGCCCTCGAGCGCTACCGCGGCGTCGATGCGATCCTTGGTCGCCTGGTAGGCCAGCTCGGCCTGCTTGATCATGATCTCGCGGGAAAGACCACGGTTGGCGTAGTCGCTCTCGGTGGTCAGCTTGAGCCGTGCATCGAGGTACGCGCCAGGGGGCAGGGCGAAGCCCATCTCCTCCATCTTGTCGAGGTCTTTGAGCGCGTCGGCGCGGGAACGCGCCTCACGTTCACGGCCGCGGTCCCAGATGGCGTTCTCGACGTCGGCGTTGAGCCCGGTGCCGCCATTGACGATGGTGTCCTCAAGCGCGGTCTTGACCGCGGTCAGCAGCGACGAGGTGTACTGCGCGCCCGGCACATATTCGCGGATCGAGGGCTCGACCGCGGTCAGGGTCAGCACATCGTCGTCGGGCGCGTCGGGCAGGGTGATCCCGCCGAAGGTCGCGATGTTGAGCGACAGCAAGCTCGGCGGCGCCGGCAGGTCGACGACAAGGTCAGGATCCTCGAACACCAGGTTGACGCCGGGGCTGTCCGGCGCAGCCTCGGAGAAGGCCGTTGGGGCGCTGCCGAAGTTGAGCGTCGGCGGGTCATCATCGAATGGCTCGGGCATGACGTCGGTGACGTCGAGCACCTCGGTGAACGCCGGCGGCGCATCGGGCGACGTCCAGACGATTGTCTGGAAGGTGGGCGGCGTGGACGTGATCTGGGGCGGTGCACTCGGGCCGGTCGGGAACTCGGGGTCGATCACCGGCGGCGTCAGCGACGCGCTCAGCGTGCCCAGCGTCAGCAGGTACGCGTTGGCCGCATCAGTCTGCTCGTGCGCATAGGCCGAGATGCCGATCGGATCGCCCAGATAATTGGGATCGGCCGGCGGCACCGTCACCGGTGGATAGGCTGTCCAACCGCTCATTGATAATCCCCCCGAGGTCGATGCTACATTAAGTCGTCGACGGCGTAAATCCGATCGAGCCGAACTTGCGATTGATGTTCAATCGCCCAAGATACGGCAGCCCATAATGGTCGATCAGGGTGCTGTCCGGATCGGTCGTCGTGCTGATCGTCGCCGTGTCGTTGATCACCGCCGTCGGCACCGGGTCGGGATATACCGCACGCAGCTCCCACGCGTTGAAGGCGAAGTCGCTGGTGTGCGTCGAATAGACCCAGTCCGGTTCACCCTTGCCGACAAGGCCGGCGACGACCATGTCGCAAGTGATAGTTTCGGCGTCGTCTAGTGTTGGGGCTGCGGTGTGCTCAAGGCTACCGACAAAATAGATATTGTAGCTGAGCTGGCCGTCGAGCGGCGTCCAGCTCTCCCCGTCAGTAGCTGGAGGTGACCCACTTTGACCCGGATTAGAATACGCGATTGTCTCACTCGCCGTAAATACGCCAGTGGTCCAGCCTCCGACACCGTCGGCACCTACGACGGTATAGTTCCACCACCCATCCGCTGTGCGACCATTGGCGGACTGCTCAAATGAGACGTCATTGAACACCGGGTTCCAGTCGCCGAAGATCGTTACGAGATCGTTGCTGGCGGTGACCGTGACTGTGATCAGCGACGCCGTCGGCGTTGCAGTGAACGTCACATCGGTGAACGTATCCTCGGTGATGTCGATCCGGCTGGTCGTGGAGAGTGTCGCGAAATCGGTTCGTGCTGCCCACACGCTGTTCAGCGTGCCGAGGTAAAAATAAACCTGGACGGTGCTGCAATCCGGCAACCTAAACAGCAGGTTCCCTCGAAGGTGCCAGCCCGCCGTCACCGGCGGTGCTGCGGACGACGAAGGTGGGGGAGATGTCGGGTAGGTCATCGTGTAAGTCAGCGGCAACCGCTTGACCTGGTTGAAACACATCCGCGCGCCGGTGATCTTGCCGTAGACGTCGATCAGCACCTCACCTTCAGAATGTGCGGTCTTGAGGTCCACGCAGAGCGACCCTGCCGTGTAACCAGCATCGACGCTAAGCGGCGCGAGCGCGGTGAAGTGGGTCGGGTTGGGGAAGCTCATCGGCTTGTCGCCGAGACCGTTGTCACCTCCCGGATAGTAGGAAACACCACGTGCTTCGGTCAGGTCAGGGGTAAGCGTCTGCAGCAGAGGCGCGATCTGGTACGCGGCGAAAATCGCATCCGACGGCGGATCGAGCACCTTGAAGTTGATGATCGCCCAGTCCCACGGTTCGCCGGCATGCTGCTTCAACTCCTCCAGCACGCTCCGATCGACCTGCAGCGTGAGCGTCTCCTGGCCGTACTGGTTGAGGTAGGTCGCCTGCGCACCGGTCATCTCGATGTGCCGGCGCATCTGGTTCGTCGTCGACAGCGCGTACGCCTGTTGAGCCTTGCTATGGAACTGCTTGAGCTGACCGGCGAAATGCGCCGCGACCACGCGGAAAAGCGGTGTCCCCGTCGGCACCCCCTCGATGACCAGCTTGGTCGGCTGCTGGGTGACATTCGGGAAGAGCTCGGTGCCCTTCTGGGTGGGCAGCCAGAAACGCCGGCCGTTAGACACGGCGCTCGCTTACCAGCGGTACGAACTCCAGCGTGTCGAGATCAAAGTCCTGACCGGTGCTGATCAGCTCGAACGCGAAGTAGCGCGCGCGCAGACCCTTGCCGAGCGTGATCTTGGTCGTCGCCATGTCCTTGGCCGACACTGCGTAAGTGTAGGTGTTGCCGTCGCCGGTCTCGAGCTTGAGCACATAGTCACCGCCGCCGCGGACGGCGAGGTACGCACCCTTGAACCCGGTGAGCTTGGTGCCGGCCCATTGTGCGAAGCCGCTCTTGATCTGGGCAACGATATCCGCGCCGTCATCGTCATCACCGGTAAGCGTGTAAAGGCCGTCAGCGCTCGCGCCGAGATAGATATCGCCGAGCTTAGCGAAGCTGTTGAACGCGTAGTTGCTGTACTCGGTCGTGGCACCGGTTCGGGTGTTGATCGCCCAGGTGGTGAAGCTGCCGTTCGGCGCGACATAGCCGGCTGCGATCTTGATGCCGTCGCTGATCGTGCCGTTGAACACCAGTTGCAGCGCGTCGTCAGCGTCGATGCCGATCGTGTCGGCCGCGGTCACACGCAAGATCAGCTGCGGCGTCACATTCTCGGCCACGCCGATCGTCTCGGCGAGGACCCCACCCTTGGACGCGTAACCACCCAGTACCGGCGCGATGCCGATCCCTTCGGAAATATCCCCCCCAAAGAACCGCCCGAGCACGCTGGCGACGCGGATCGTGTCCGCGATCGACCTGCCGTAGAGCATCATCGGCGCCAGCGCTGGCTGAAGGCCCAAGCCTTCAAGCACCGTAATCGCCTGCTGGGCTTGCTGGGCGAGCTCCAAACCAATGCCATCGGCCAGCGCTGCCGGTACGGCCGGATAAAGCCTGTCGGCAATGCGCGCGACGTCAGTCGCGGTCAGCTGGTACACGAAGTTGGCCGTCTGCGCGAGCGAGAGCCTGACCCGCTCAACCACCACCATGCCATAGAACACGTCCAGTGCTTCGCTGACGTCGATCTCATCGGTCACGGTGACCGGTCGCGCACGGACGTCGATCAAGCCGTAAGTCACACCGATCTGGTCGGTAAGCTCCGCATCGACCGTAGGCGCTGCACCGCTAGCACTGCCAGCGGATACCGCGAGTAACGGAACCGATGCACCTAGCGGGTTGCCCACCTTACTGGATCACTTCTATCCGGAACCACGACCCTGTAGAGTCGATGTCCACTGTCGTGTCACTCTCGACCTGAATGCTAAGCTCGAAATAGTCACCAGCACTGCAGTAAATTTCTGGTGAGAACAGCTGATATGCTGGTGTCGTGCTGCCCGTCTCAAATGTTGCCACCGCGACAAATGCGCCGACGCCGTTCATCTTCATAGATAGCTGAACCCACTGGTCAGCAGTGATGTTCAGCAGCCTGACCTGCGCGCTTAGCCGCACACACGCAGAGGGCCAGCTGGCCGGGATGGTCAGCCGGCTATTATTGGTTACCGTGTTGTGCAGGTCGTACGCGTCAGAGGCGACCGTGCCGAAGTCAGTATCCCAGCCCAGCACTGTGGCAGTCGTAAAGTCTTGACCGGTTAGGTTCGCTGACTTTGTGACCGTAGTGAAGATTGGTTGAAGCTGCAGGCTGGGGGCGATCAAATAGACGCGCTTCGTACCCGCTGCGAAGTCCACAGGCGGTGTCGCTGACCCGCTAAGCGGGGTTGTGCGCGCGAGCCCAGTGGCACCGTCGAACGTGCCAATGCCGACCTCCCAGTCACCGCTAGGTGCCCCAGAAACACTGACCGCTTCAATAAGATAGTAGCATGTGCCGCCACTGCCCCCAATGCCTGCACTGAAGGTCTGGTAACCTGTAACGGCACCGGCCAACGTAAAGTCGCTAGTTCCGGTTGTCGTGCTCGTTTCAAGAACACGATCAGCAGTGACATTTACCGGCATGCTCTACCCCTCGAAATCGGGTGATTAGACGCTCGATGCGGTGAAGGTGTAGGTCAGCAGCAGCTGATCACCCGAAACGACCGACTTGGAGCTCGAGAAGGCCGCGGCCGAGAACAATGTTCCGGTCGTTGCGCTCTTGGCGCTCGCCGACGCCAGGAAGGCGCCGTAGACCGTCTTGGTCGCGTTGAAGGTGAAGGTCGCCTTGTTGGCTGAGTTGGTCGTCGACTGGCTCGACGCTGCCGCTTCGTTGTACTGCTGCCGCGTGGTCTCGTCGTAGGCCGTGCACTCGGTCGAGGCCGACGTGATCGTCGCCGCGGTGACCGTCGCCACCGGCGTGTAGTTGCCCTCGAACACACCGAGATACCAGGTGGTGACCTGGGTCGAGCCGTGCAGCAGCACGTCGAGCAGGTGATTGAGTCCCTCGTTGACGACCAGGTTGTGGTCCTCGAACTCGTCGATGACCTTGCCGTCGCGGACGATCTGCCCCTGGAAGACGCCGCCAACCACCAGTCCCTGCTGCGGCATGAGGACGCCGCCAGCGGTCGGAATATAGTCCATGCTCAACCCCCCTATCGGTCGACGGCGCGAATGATTTCCGCGTCGACGTAGTCCCCAATGCGAGTATTAGCTGACGGACCCCCCGCGCTATCCATCGCAGCGACGTAATGATTAGCACCAAGGTCCTGCCGAAACAATCCCGCTGCTGATGTGCCGGCCGGCAATAGCAGGCGGTCTCGTGTGAGATTGAAGACCGTGCCTCCGTCGAAGCCGGCAAGCACGCCGTCGTCGCTCAGGCAAACGATCGCGGTGTCGGTCGGAACCGGGCTGTTGCGCGCCTGCGGGTGGACCAGCTCGGCCGGCATCGCGACCCCGGAACCGGGCAACACCGCACCCGTTGTCATCTGCTGGAGCTTAAAGGAGTTGAGCACGCCTTGCAGGAAATAAAGGCCCCCTGTCGTCCCGACGTACAGCCCGTCGCCAACCGCCATCACCAGCGTGATGTCGTGCTCGAACTGTATGAAGCCGCCAGTGCGGTCGACAAAGTGGTAGCGCCACAGCTCGGTCGCCCACAGCGTCTTGCCCTGAGCGAGGTAGATGCGGCCCTTGTACGCCTCAATCTGAGTAGCCTTGGGTGGGTCTCCGAGCAGCGTCCCGCCTACTTCGCCGAGTGTCTCAGTCGGCGTGTAGACCGGTGACAGCCATGTGCCCTGGCCGGCCGTATCTCCCCATGGCTCGACCGTCTCGGCCAGCGAGATCACGCCCGACGCATCGCGCGACGAGAAATAGACTTCGTCGTTGACCTCGGCGTAGCAGACTGGGGCGGCGCCGACATCGACACCGAGCGTATAGAAAACGGGACCAGGGCGGATGATGCCAAGAGTACCGTCTTTGACGCCGTAAACCTTGCCTGCGAGCGGTCCCTTGACGCTGTGCCAGTCACCGGCAAGCGATAGGATGTATCCTCGACGGCGGCGAAGCTGACCCGCGTCATCGACATCGACATTGAGCGCCCTCTCCAGTTCGTCGGCCTTGAGCCGCTCGGGCGCGACGGTGTTCTTGAGCCCGCTGAACGCGCCCAGGATGATCGAGTCCGGCAGGTTGGGGTCGGGCGGCTGCGGCATTAGTGAGTCCTGATCCGCAGTACGACCGACTGGTCGTACGTACGCCCCAAACTGGTCGTAACTCGATTGAGCAAAATGCACTTGGTATCGGTCGTGCCGCCGGACAACCACACAGTGGAAAGTCCGCTTACAGCGAAGCTGCTAGAGTCGATAACAACATCACCCTGCACGACAGACCAATCAGAACTGACCAGTTCTTCTGTAGCCTCGAGCCGAGGGTTGACTGGGTCGTTCCAATCTAGCTGATAATCAAGGATCTCGTCCGTATCCTTAGACGGCCATGTCAGCATTTCATCCCCCCACTAAATGTGTAACATGCTAAGCTGCAGCATCCAAGCTAGGTACCGACGTATAGCGTTCGGGCACGATTGCCACGGATGCATGCCGGTCCATGGGCTTCACCGAGACCTTTCGGCTCATCGGCTTCACCACTACGTAACGACGCACCTCGCCAACATCATCCACGCGCTCGGGTGGCGCAGTGTGGACAAATTGTAGTGCCTGCCAATTAGCCGCGCCGCGACCATGGCAAAAACCTTCTGCCTCGGCAATCGAGGTGCATGCTCCAATGGCTACGCCGAAGCCGCGCGCCAACGCGGCGCCGGTCGCATATACTTGACCCACAGCCAGAAGGTCGCCGACGGCTTGAGCCGTAAACGCCGCATTGTTCGATACTTCGCTGAAGAAGCTAACCGTGACGCCCCACGGGATGTCTCCCGACGCATGTGCCAAGCCGTCAGTTCGCGCGTCGACACTTCCGACGCCGCTCAGCGTACCGGTAATCTCGATGATTTTCTCGCTGACACCGAGTACGTCGCCGCTGGCCGCGCAGCTTCCGGTTGCTGCGGCGATCGAGCTGCCGATGGCATCCAGTTCACCGTGGCCCTGCGGAACGGTGAACACGCCAAGAACCGTGCCATCGGTGAAGGCTTGCAGCAGCCCATGTCCATCGAGAGCACCCGCAGACGCCAAACGGAGAGCCGAGCCAGCCGTAAGCTGCCCTACGCCTGCCATTGTACCTACGGCTGAGACAATGGGTGCACCGCGAGCGTTGATTGCACCAACGCCGAAGAAACTGGCCGAGGTCTGCAGGAACGCCCGCCCGACAGCGGTTAAGGCGCCTATACCGCTGGCCTGGCCGGCGCTTAGAAGCGAGCCGTCGGTAAAGCTGGCCAGACCACCTAACCCGCTGGCTGTGCCCGCTATTGAATTGATCGCACGGCCGACAGCAATGATACCGCCATTGTCGTTAGACGCACCATCAGCGCTAATCCGCCGTTTCTTGGCTTTACCCGTGGCTGCAACGATCCACGTGCCGCCAGCAGCAATGGAGCCCTGACCTGCCATCGTGCCACGAGCTGCGGCGATTGAGCCGCCGACAGCTGCTGCTGAGCCTACGCCTGCACTTGAACCAGCGCTTGCGTTCGTGATCGACGCGAAAGCAGCAAAGCGGAAGTTGACAATGATGCGCGAGAACGAGCCATTCTCGCCCTGCAGTGTGCCGACGCCGGTCAGCGTGCCTGCACCGGATGCAGTAAGGCTGATAGCGCCAGCCAGAGCCCCCACGCCGCCCATAGAGCCGGTTGCGGCAGTCACAGCAGTACCGACAGCCGCTACGTCGCCATTGCCAGCTGCAGCGCCGTCAGCCGCAACCGTAGCGAAGCTAATGGCTGTGAGGTCCCCTGTACCGCTTGCCGTCAGATTAGAGCTGGCAATCGCCTCACCTGTAGCGGTGACGTCACCTGTGCCTGATGCTGCCCCTGCGCTTCCGTTGAAAGCTGCTCCAACAGCTGCGCAGGTTCCGACACCTGCTGCAGCAGCGACACCGCTGAAAATACCGGCGCCCACAGCACCAAGCGTGGCCGTCCCTGCTCCAGCGCCTGCGCCACCTGTGACGGCGGTGCCGACCGCGGTGAGACTACCGGTGCCTGATGCAGTGACGCTGGAACCCGTAGGCACGACATCACCGACACCAGCTACATCGCTCGTGCCACGAAGGGCACCAATGCTGCCGTATTCGATCCAGGCATTCACCTCGACCTTCGAGACCATCAGCCCGTCTACCGGGTCTAGCCACGCGTCCGTCTCGACCTTCGAGACTACCAACCCGTCTGCCGGGTCTAGCCACGCGTCCGTCTCGACTTTACTGACCTCAAGTCCCGAGGCTTGGGTGCCAGAAAGCTGAACTTGAAACTGAACCCACGCCGCCACAGCGCCGTTGACGCTGACCGCCCCGGATGCCGTGCCACTGGTCGTGATACTCTTTTCCAGCCACGAGTGGCGCGTATTGGGTGTGGCGCTGCCGTTATTGTAATCAAAGGTCCACCCAGTAGGCTGGGCCATACCGGTGTTAATTGCAGAGGCGTCAATCAGGACCGCAAGGACATTGTCCCGCGTCGTGTTTCCGCCAGCGCTGGTGTGCGGGTTTGTCGTGCCTGACCCCACTGCCCCGAGCAGAATGATCCCGGCCACATCCATGACATTCTGCGGATCGGTGTAGTAAAGGACCTGCGCCGAACAGGCGGCGGCCCCTGTCCATGTAAACACCGGAGCGGCGCTACCTTGCGCTGCCTTCCACAGTGAGACCGTGAAGCTCGCGCCACTATTCTGCTGTGTGACCTTGCTCCACCCTGTGGTCGAGCAGGAATGCGTTGCATTGTTCTTAGATATGCAGATCGCGAGGAACGCACCGCTGCCGTTGGTATCAACGGTCGGTAGATTCGCCGTCAGGGTAGCTGCGCTCGCCGACTGTGCGAATGCGCCCTGGGACCGATTGACAGGACCAGCCACGGTTACGCGGCCTCCACGTAATCCTCGGCGTTATTGAATGAGGTCTGCGACCACGCCGCGGCAGTCGCAGGATCACTCTCAGCAATATACCTTCGTGGTGAGTAACCGCTGGTAAGGCTCAGCCCCGAGCTAGAGTAATTCGTGCTCCCGCTGCGTACTCCGACCTTGCCATCGGTGACGACGCCGCCACCTACGCGTCCACGAACATTGATTACGCGCCCAGCAATGGACATCGTAGAAGGTACGGTAATCGCGCTATGGGTAAAGCCCTTCTTGCCTGCCGCCGCCAGTACAACCGCTGTACTCTCGTCAAGCACCGCCTCGTTCACGTCGGTATAGGTGCCGGTGCCGGAAGTGTTGGCCGTACTGTTACCATTGATCGCTGCGGCCATCAGGTGAGCGTCACGAATGTCGTAATCGGCACACATGATCTGCGAGAAGTAACTGCCTACCGCACCACCAGAAGTCACTCCGCCAAAGCGAAATTCGTCTACAGATGAAACGCCGTTAGTTGGCACCACTGCTGAACTAGCGACGCTAGTCCCAGCGATAAACAACTCGTGCGAGACGTTAGGGACAACGTGCATTACGATAGTGTTTAAAATATTCTGTGTCGGCGAAGCAGCACTCGATCCCCAGTTGACCCACGAATTTGTACCCGTGTTCCAATACTGGACTGTGATATTAGCGGTCGGGTTCCAGAATAAGCGGTAGGCGTTCACCCCACCGCTGAACATGGTCACGACCCCGTTGTTCGACGTGTAACCAGTGTGTAAATCGAACCGTAGCCAAAAGCTGCCAGTGATGCTCGATGAGCCATCCATGAAGGGGGCATTGATGCTAGCGTAATCATTGCCCAACGGCACGACAACAGCGTTAGAAACATAGCTACTGTCGAACTTCCCTGCCGTGGTGGCTTCAGTCACGAGCGTCGAGAAGCGCGTCAACCCTGCGAGGCTGTTGATGCCAAAATAGCGCTTGGCCATTGCTACCTCCCGATCAGCTGGCGGTAGGTCCGCTCACGAGCCTCGAACATGCGCTGCTGGACGTGGGTACTGTCACCGAGCTTGCCGTCGCCTTCAGCCTCCAGCACAGCGTACTCCATCGCCTCGCGCACCTCACTGACCAGCGGCTTCAGGAACTCGTTCTTGGTGTTGACCGAGATACCGACGGCCGAGATGACCACAGGGTAGACGCGCTCTGCACGCGGTCGCAGCTCATCCGGCAGGCCAGAAGGTAAAGCCCGCTCTGTCAGCCATGCATGGCTATAAGCGCGCTTCTTGAAGGTGATGCTCTCAGCCGTCGTGCGCGCATGGTGCATGACGATCTCAGCGTCCTCGCGTGTCTCAGGCTGCGGCAGGTGCGGCGCGGCCATCGCCCACGCACCTCGCAGTGCATCGACGTCGCCAGCTTCCAGCAAGGAGCGGAAAGCCGAGCCCGACATTGGTTTAGTCCAGCGTGATTGCGGTCGCGGTCGTGAGACGCGGAGTGACGCCGTTGCCAGTGACGATGTTCGGCGTGACCGTGCCTGAGAACAGGATCGCCGCGGCGCCGCCACCGGTCTTGCCCGTCGAACAGTGCGTAACCGTGCCAGAGCCGCCTGTGCCCTGGGCGAAGTCGATGTTCGCAGCCGGCGAAACACTACCGGCAGATACCGTCCACCCTACGTTCGTGCGCGCGACACTCGCGCGCGCATAGCTCGTGTAGGTGACCTCGCTGGTCGACATATCACCAGTGTCGCCTGGGTCAGCCGTATGAAGCCCAACCGCGATGTTCGTCTGCGGCGTGCTGGCTGCATTGTCCGCGTAATTGCCCCACGCGGTCGCCGCGAAGATCAAATTGAGGATCGCGTTCTCGGTCGTGTTTGAAATCGACATTTTCAGTCCCCCCTATACGATTAGTATCTTATGGCCTGCTGACCGGCAATATCCTTGATGTCGACGCCCAACGGCAGACCAAGAGCCTGAGCGCGTGCCTGTGCGCGCATTCGCTGCCGGATGCTGCCCTCGACCGACGGCATCACCGCGAACGCCGGATTGGCGCTGTCGAACTGCTGAACCTGGCCGAACAAGTCACGGGCGTTATCCTGGTCGCCGCTGATGAGCGCGTCCGCAAGCTGGCTGCGCAGGTTCGATGCCTGCCGCGTCAACTGGTCCTTGCGCACGCCGGCGTCGCGTTTGCGCTCACGATAATAAGCCAGATCCGCCGGCGCGAAACCGAGCGCTTGGGTCAGGATGGCGTTGGTCGACGGGGTCGAGATCGGCAGCTGCTTGCCGTTGCCGTCGACATAGCCCTTCTCGGTCATGCGGTACGACTTCACCAAGCTACCGAGACCGACCGGGAGCAGCTGCGCCATGCCGTCGATGACGTTGCCGTCCATGATCGTTTCACCGCCCTGCAGCGCCTGCGAGGCGAAGCTCGCCGGAGCACCCCAGCTGCGTACCGCCAGGTCCTTGACCCGGTCCTTGAGCGCACGACGATCGGAGATGAACTTGGAGAACGGGAAAATGTCCTGCTCGCCGACACGCTGCGAGATGTCGACCCCGGCCGCGCGTGGTGCGCCCTTGGCGATCACTTCCTCGATGTCATGGCCGAACAGGTCGGTCAGCCAGTTGCGGTACGCCGCCTGGATGTTACTCGGTTGACCGTCGTCATCGCCGAGATCCTTGAGCTTGTCGAACGCCGCGGCAAACAGCGTCGCGAACGGCAGGCCGAGCGAGCCAGCGAACACCGTCGTCGCCGCTACATGGGCGAGCAGGAACTTGCGCGCTTCGGAGCGCAGCTTGGGATCGTCACCGGCGATCGCCGTGTGCATGTCGAGATAGAACCGCTGCACCAGCTGCGAGGTGTAGGTCATGAACTGGGTAGCGAGCGGGGTGTACGCGCCGAACACGCCGCGCTTACCGAACATGCGGCCCTGCATGTCCTGGGCGTAGTTCCACAGCGTGTCTTCGATGAACGGCGCCGCCGCCTGCGCTGCATCATACGGGCTGAGCTCGGAATTGAGCTTGTAGTGCGCGAGCGCGGTCAGTACGCGGCTGAAGGTCTCGGCATAGTAGCCCGGTGCCGACGCAAGCCGCTGAACCTTGTTCAACGGACTTTCCTCGCTGCCATCGACTGCGCGCGTCAGCTCACGGTTCGGACCGCCGATGTCGAGCTGGCCGGTGTTGGCGAGGTGCATCAGATATTCCGCGGTCGACTTACCGACGCCGGCGCGTTGCAGTGCACCGAGACTGATCACTGCATCGAACGACCGCGCAGCACTGATGTCGTAGCCGTCCCTGAACACCTGGCGCATGATCGCGAGGGCTTGGCTGGTCGAGCCGGACATCGCCTTGGCCGCCTTGACGAACCCGTACTTGGCGCCGAGCCGCGGGTAGACCAGCTGGGGGATCTGGACCACCTGCATGGCTACGAACGCCGGTGACAGGCCCAGCGCCCATGTATTGGTCGCCTGACGCACCGCGTCGATCACCGGAGTACGCTCGACCATCGGCCGCTCGGCATCGCGCCGGCTAAGCTCGTCGACTACTTCGGTCATGCCGTTGCGAGTGTTGATGTCGGTCTTGTCGAGCGACGAGCCCTGCGCGCGGTCGACCGCCAGGCGCATCTTGCCGAACGCCTCGGTGATCTTCGGCGCCACCGCCATGCCGACATGCGCGTCGATGCCGATCTTCTGGCGATCGAAGAAGCTGTCGAACATGTTGGGGTCGAAACCCGGCACCGCGTTGCGCTGGGTCATCACCTTGCTCAGCGAGTTGTCGGGCATGATGTCGAGCGCCGCGGTGCGCGCGGTGTCGATCAGGCGCTTCTTGTCGGCAGCGTTGAGCGTGTCGTCACCCTCGATGCGTTGAATGTAGCTGTTGAGCCAGCGCGGTCCGAACGAGCTGCGGAGGCGGCTGTCGTCGCGCTTGCCCGACTGGATCGCATGCTCGACCTTACCGGTCGATGCGTCCTTCGCGTCGCGACGCACCACGCCCATTTTCTGCAGCCGCTCGGCCGCTTCGAGCAGGTTGCGCTGCGCCACCTCGTCCTTGACCCGGATGTAGATATGATCCTGGTTGCTCTCGCTCGAGATGACCCGGCCGAACTCGGCCAAGTGCTCCGCGGCCGCGGCCAGCGCCTTGGGGTCGACGCTGCCATCGGTCAGCGTGCGCAGCTTCATGTCGACGAAATACTCGCCGTCGCGGCCGAGGTGGAAGTAGGGCACATCTTCCAGTCGCTTGAGCAGCGCGCCGAGATCCTGGGCGCCGGTTTCGAGCCGCGCAATGTGATCAGTCAGCTCGCTACGCTCGCGGCCCTTCATGCTGTCGGCCTTCTGCTTCTGGGCCGAAAGGAAGATGTTGAGCGCGTTGATGCGGTCGATGATCGCCTGGCGCCAGAAGTTGCGCGTGCCCTGGATGTCCATCTCCTCGGACGCCGCCTTGGCCATGAACTCGTCCATCGGCGCCGTCTTGAACGCCGGGATCAGATTGCCGCTGATCTTGTCGGCCGTGACGTCGAGATGCAGGCCAGTCGCTTTCGGCGCCAAGATGGCGATGTCGTTGAGCGCACGCAGGTCGTGGTAGACCTGGAGGTTGTTGGTGCTCGACAGCGAGCGCACTTTCGACGCAGCGTCGCGCAGGATGCTCTTGAGGTTCGCCGCGTTCTTGGCGGTGCGCACCTCCTCGGACTGCTTGTCCCACCCGCGCAGCGGATTGAGGCCGTACTGGCTGAGCTGCATCAGCTGGTTGATCGCTTCATGCGCCTTGGGGTTGGTACGCTTCAGCCGGTCGACGGTGTCCTTGGCTTCGGTCACCGGCTGCGACATGCGCGAACTCATCGCGTGCTTGCTGTTCATCGCCGCACGGCGCTCAACCACGCCGTTGCCCTCGGGGATTGTGAACTGCGGAGCATAATGCTCCTCAATTGCCTTTTCGCCGGCCCAGCCGAGCGCGAAGCGCCGCACCTTGCCCCGGACACCGTCGGTGTTGACGGTACTCTCTGCGGCACCGATCGCACTCCGGACAGTCTCACCGACACGCTCGCTAAGCGCAACAGGGGAGCTCACGTCCTGCTGTTTACCGATTTCCTGCCCAGAGACGATTGCAGCATGCGCCTGCGCCAGGATCGCCTGAACCTCAGCCCCGGTGTAGGCCAGGTTAAAGCCCAGCTTACGGCCGAACTCACGCACCAAATGCGTGAGTTTTTCCCACACAGTCGCACTGACAACACCCTGCTCAGACCCTTCTGCAAGGATCTCTTCCACGGCGTTGCGTTGACGCTCGGCGTCTGGCCGGTCTGCCCACTTGCCGGTCGCATCGAGATATTCATCAGCAACCGCTCGCATGCCGGCATTGGTGCGATAAATATTGCCCAGCAGTGCATCTAGGCGCTCACCAAAGGCGGCCTGCAGGCCGCGGTGTCCTAGCAGCTCGTGGTAAACCGTTGCCTTCACATCTTCAGGCGAGCTGTGGTTTCCGGCGATGATGTGCATCGTGTCTGCTGCAGGATCATAGACGCCCTTGACTGTATCGCTCGACAGCCGCGCGCGGATCGCGTCCGGCACGTTGTCGATGTTGTCGTACACAATCGTGCTGGTGCCAGAGCGCCACTTGCCGGTAATCGCTCCAATCGTCGACTTGGCGTCCGCCGCAGTGACACCTGATGCGGTCGCTTCACCGACACGCTCCTTGGCGCGCCCTGGTAGTCCTGCCACGACATCGTCGTACTTGCCCTGCTGCAGCTTAGACGTAAGATCAATGAAGTCGCGCTGGGTGATATCGCCGGATTGGAACGCTCCGCGCACCTCATTTTTCAGCAGCAAGTGCTTCTGCGCCAACGAGGTTGCCTCGCGCTTTTGCGCACCGCTGCGCAGTGCTTGCTCAGCGCGTGCGGTCTGCGCTGCTTCGCGGTTCATGCGCGCCTGCGCCATCGCTGTGCTCGGCAGCACCTCGACACCCTTGAACGGCTCGCTCGGCTTGGCCGCGGGTTGCTGAAACAGCGGCTTGCCTTCGCGCACCTGCTGCACCGCGTCGATCACTTCGCGCGACGGAGCGCCGTCGCGAACCATCTGCTTAAGCTGTGCAATCTCGCTCGGCTTGAGCGACGCCGACACGCCGAGGCTGTCGACCACCTTGTTGAGCACCTGCTGGCGGCTCTGCTCACCGCTGACGTTGACGGTCGTCGCCAGCGTTGTCGGAGTGCCGCGGAGCTTGCCCGTCGCGCCTTCGGTGAACTCGGGAGCAGCAACCTTCGGGATCGCCCACTCGTGGCCGGCCATGTACGCCTTGGCCTGCTCGGGCGTCATCGACGCCGGCACCTTGTCGACCGACGATGCGCGGGCGCCGCGTTCGAACGCCGCCGCCTGACCGCTGAACCCGTTCTCAACCGCGCCCTGGACCGCTTCCTCGGTCGGGATCGTGGCGCGGCCGACCTTCTGGCCGAGCGGCGTGAGCTGGAGCTTGTCGTCGAGAATACCCAACCGCTGGCCGAGCGTCTCGAGCCCGTCGCGCGTGCCCTGCTCCTGCGGCCCTTCGCCACCGAGCGCCTTGTAGACCGCGGTCAGTCCCTCCCGGGCGTTGCCCGGGTTCATCTCGCGCAGCGCGTTGACCGCCGTACCTGGCAGACCCTTGAGCGCTGCCTGCCACTTGGCCGCAAAAGCAGGATCACCCCCTCCCTCGTTGGCCGGTGCCGCCGGCGCAGTGGTTGTCGTTGAGATGTCGGCTACGGGGGCACTGGCTCCGGTTTCTGCTTGAACTCGCGATTGCGAGGCTTCCACCGGCGCTGCTGCATCTAGGTCCACCCCTGCTTGCTTGAGCCTGTCCACCAAAGCGATATCGCCCTGCGCGACCGCCTTACGGTTGTACCGTTCGCGAGCGATGGCGACGACGTCGTCGAGCGTCTTGGCGCCGGCATAAGCGCGGCGCGTCGTGATGCCCTTGAGCAGATCTGCGATGTCGGTGTTCGTCGAGACGGGAGCACCGGTATTGCTGGCCGCCCCCCCGATGCTGGTCAGATTGGGCTCAACCGTCTCGACTGCCGGTTGATTTACATTATCAACCCTTGCGGAACCATTACGCAGCTGCAACTCCTGATCGACCAGATCGAGGATGTTGGCATGCTCGTCGCTGAGCTGGGGCTTGTTGAGCAGCGCGTTCTGGGCCGACTGCAGCTCCTCGATCGTGCTGTTGCGGAATGGCCGTGACGTATCGTCCGGCTGCTGGGAAGCGAGGTAGCTGTCGTTGACCGTAGTCGCGCGCGCCTCACCCGTCGGCGACACCTGCACCACGTCGTTGGGGCCGACACCACCGCTGGTCTGACCCGGTGCCGGGAGACCGAGCACCTGGTCGACAATGCCCTTGATGTCGTCAGTCTGCAGATCCGCAGCCGGAACCTCCTTGACCGCGCGCAAGGTCTGCTCGTGTGGCTGACCGCCAAGAGCCGCGGCGCCGCCACCAAAGACACCGCCCACCGCGCCGCCGGTGACCGCGGCAGTGACGATGTTCGACAGTTTCTGCTGTGTCGTCAGGTCGGGTCGGAACGACTGCTCCATTGCCGTCTGGACGCCCTCCTGGACGACCTCCGAGGCCGAACCGACCAGACCCGCCGTGATCGCCCGCTTGGCGATACCGCCCTTGAGGCCCTGCTTGAACAGTCCGGCCACTTCGGCCGGCTCGACCGCATCGAGCGCCGCATAGAACGGCGACATGACCGCAGCGCGCACCGCGTCGGCATGGGTAGCGCCGTTCGGCTGGTTCTGCGCCTCCTGGTACATCTGGCCGAACGCCAGCGGGGTACCAACGACCTCGGCGCCGAGCGCGGTCTGGGCGAAATTCTTGCCGGCCTCAAGGGCCGCTGCCTGGGCAGCCTCATCCATACCGGCACGCAGGCCACCGCCGCCGAGCACCTTGGGGACGCGCGCAGCGACGCTCTGCAGCGCTTCAGGGGCCTCGACACCGGCCCGCGCCAGTCCACGCCCGCCGAGGATGTACGCCGCCATGAGCGGCACCTGCTTGGCCGCCTGGTACTCGAGCCACGGCACAACGCCAGGGCCACCCTGTGTGAACGGCAGCTGCTCGAGATCGGGCCGGCTGTAGCTCGGCGCTGCCGCCGCGGTGTAATCCTGGATCCCGCGGCCGACATTCTCGATCCCGGGTGAACCGAACAGCTTGCCTGCACCGGCCACCGCGGCGCCGGTCGAGCCGCCGAGCACGTCGAGCACACCGCGCACCACGCCCGAGGTAATCGGGCCATGCGCCGGCTGCTCCGGCGCCGCTGGGTTGAGCGTCGGAAGAAGGTCTGGGTCGAGTGGAAGCAACCCAGGCTGAGCCATCAGTAACCGGACTCCTGCGCCGCGGCGCGTCGAGCATCCTCGATCTGTTGCGCTGTCATCAGGTCAAGCGGGTTCTGGCCGAGCACCGAGAGCATGTCCTGGCGCTGCTGCATGATCGCCTGGTTCTGCAGCGCCTGGGCGCGAGCGATGTCGCCGGCGGCCTTGGCCTGCTGCGCCTGGGTAATCAGCGCGTTGTAACCCGCGTTGCTCGAGCTCATCAGCGCCTGCGCGGCGATGTCCTTGTAGGTCGCTGGGTGCCGCATCTCGGGCGACGTCTTGGACACGAAGTCGCCGATCGCGCCGAGCTGGTTGAGACTGATCTTGCCACCCTGCGCCGCGGCCACCTGGCCGATCAGCGCATCGAGCGGGCTGAGCTTCTCAGGCGCTGCAGGTGCGGCCGCCTTCGGCTGAGCCTTGGCTTGCGGTTGCGCCTTGGGCTGCGCGGCAGGTTTCGCTGCGCCGGCCGAGCTCGTCGCCGAGCCGCCATAGTCCGCCAAAGCTGCGAGCGGACCGCCAACCAGTGCGGCGCCGGTCAGGAACGGGTGTGCCTTGACCGCGGCCGCGACGTTCTGGCCAATCGCGCCGGTGACCGTCGGCACTTCACCGAGGCCGAGCCGCGAGTAAAAATTGGCGCGGCCGGGATTGACGAAGCCCATGACCGCTCGCTCTGCCGCCGGCGCAGCCTCGGCGATGCGCGGCACGGCGCGAACCGCCGCCGGCGCGGCACGCACGGCCTTGATCCCGCTCGAAATGACACCGCCCGGCGCGAAGAAACCGGCGACATTGGCGACCGAGCCACCGAAACCCTGATTGGCCTTGGACTGCGCCACCTGCGCGTCGGTTGCGTCCGCGATCCGCGGATCGCCGAACTGGCGCTGGGCCCACTCAGGGATGCCGGCGCCAGCAGAATGTAGGTAGACACGCGCGAGATCCGCAGCGTCCTGAAGCACCCCCATTTAAGCCCCCCAGCTCCATCCGCCCTGCCCAAACCCCCAAGGTTGGGGCGAAAACAGCTTACGCATTACCAGATTTTTTGCTTCGGCAACATGGCTTTCGAACGACTGGCGATATGCCTCCGCGCGCGCCGGGTTGCCGGCATCGACGTCGGCAATGCGCAGCGCCAGATAAGCCGCATAGTCGAGCATCTCGATATGGTGGTCGGACGGCACCTCGGGTACCGCGGAGAGATTGTTGATGGTCAGCTCGTCGAGCGGCCGGCGCACCACACGCAGCTTGATCAGCGTCCCGTCGGCCGCGTCATCCGGCACCGGGAAGATGCGCATCGACACCGTGCTCGTAGTGCCCTCATCGTCGTAGACCACCTGCTCGTCGGTGCTGTACGCCAGCGATGCACCCGGCTGCCACGACAGGCAGTTGCTGTCCCACACCATCGTCGACGGGTTGCGGTAAGACCCGAGGATCGAATGTCCGACCCGCACCAGGTCCGCCTGCCGGTCGCTGATCCGCGCCGAAACCACCGATAGGATCGAGTCATGTAGGGTATAGGTGTCGGTGCCGCTCTCGAGCGTGACGTTGACGACCTCGGTCGTGGTTGCGTCGCGGATGACGAACGCCCGCCGCGCAAAACGCTTATGGGCCTCGTTGATGTAGCGGACCAGAGTGGCGTCAGACCACAGCTTGTCGTCGGCACCGGTTGAAGTGCCGCGATCGTACAGCATGTTCTCGCGCAGCTCGTCGAGCAATTCTTGCAGGTTCATCGACGAGCTCCCCCCAAAGCTCTTGAGAGGTAGATGCTACTCCGTAACGTCTGGCGCCGCAACACGCGTGTAGGGAAAGCGCATGCGCTCGCGATGGCCGATAACGCGCCTGGTCGACGGATCAATCACCGGCATCGAGACCACGGCGTGATCGAGGATCTCGAGAATGCTCGCGTCGACATGCACGGGCTCGCCCGGCTTGATCAGCGTGCCTTCGCCGTTGAGGCCGAAAAACTGTCCGGTCGGCGGGATTTCTTCATTCTCTTCGAGCCGGATCCAGACACGCTCGCGAGAAGGCTTGGCGCGCTTGGCCCGGGGTGCAGATGCCGGTGCGGGGCCGAGATTGCTGCCCAGCTCGTCGTTGTCATCGCTCATAGGAGGGTCCTCTTTACAAAAATGGGTGGAGGGCCAATCGGATAAACCCCTCCACCCCGTGACGAATTACCGGCGGCAGATGAACTTCAGCGCCTTGCCGCTCGCGCAGAGCGTCGCCGACAGCGTCACCGTGCCGTCGCTGTTGATGACGATTGCCGAACCGGTGTCGACAGTCAGCGTGCCTGCCGTGACCGTCTTGATCGAGTTCGCGGCCGCCATCGGGTCGAACTTCTCCCACTTGGTCGCGTCGGTCTCGTTGATGACGATGACCTGCAGCGGCACGAACCCACAAGTGATCGTGTTCGCTGCGGCATCGCCGGTCAGCGATCCCGTCACGACATTGACGATCCCGTCGGCCCGCTTCGAAAGAGTAACAGTTGCCATCTCAAAATCCCCCTTGAAAGCTATGCGAAGGAGGGGGCCATCACAGCCCCCTCACCCCAGTTAGGCCGTCGCCGCCACCTCGAGGCGCGCCATGAACGCGTCCTGGAGAATGACCGTCGCCGTCCACAGCTTCCAACCGACCGTGCCGCGCTGAGCGAGCGGGTCGCCGGGAGCCGGCTTCGGATTGACCACCATCGGCGTCATCGCGCTCTTGCCTTTCAGCGGAACGATACCGAAGGCATCGCGGCCGAAGTACAGGATCGGATACACGTCGGCGCTGGTGCCGCTGGTCGAGCGCATCGAGCCCTTGGCGCCGCCGGCATCGGCGAACGGTGCCAGGACCGTCGAGCTCAGGTAGCGCACCTGCTCGATCGACCCGATCTCACCCTCCATCGGCGAGGTGTGCGGGCCGTAGTCCGCCACCGGCTTGAAGCCGCTGATGTTGCGCAGATCGGACTCGATGTCCGGATGGCACACCGCCATGTAGGCCGCTTCGACCGACTTCGTACCGTAATCCGGATTGGACGCCACGACCGAGCTGATCTTCTTCGCGTTCTGGCGGTTGAGCGCCGTGGTCACGCGACGCTGGTCAGCCAGCGCGATCGCCGCAACGACCGAAGAACGGCCGGCAACACTGTTCGCGTAGAACACGTTGGTGCCCGCCTTCAGCACGTTGAAGCGCAGCGTCTCGACGGTCAGCGCAGCCTGCTCACCGAGGATATCGGTGGTCTGGCCGAGCACGTCGTCGGTGTGGGTGTCGAGGATCACGTCGGTGATCGTGACGAAGTCGCCGTACTGCGCCAACTGGACCGAATAGTCCTGGTTGGCGATCGAGTTACCGGACGGCGTCACACCTTCGACCAGCGGCGTGGTCGCCACCGGGGTGTAATAGCTGCCCGAGCCCGACCCGGCCGCGCCCGTGGCGCCGGTCAGGAAGTAACGGCGGAATTTGGCAGTCTGCGTCGAGTTCTGCGGCAGCGGATACGTCTGGCCGAAGCGCTCGAGCTGCAGGTACGGCATCGCACGGTTGAGCATCCGGACAACCGAATAGGCTGCAACCGCCGGCGAAATGTCGCCATATGAAACCATTGTCTGTCCCCCCTAGAACAAAGTCGCAATCAAGCCGCGGGTTTTGAGAACTGCGCCCAGGCGTCGTCGAAACTCGCCGGATCCGCTGGTGCTTGAACCCCCGATCGTTTGGACTCGACTGGTGCCAGGGCTGCAGCCGCTTGCTTGGCCTCGCCGGACAGCTCGTTGTCCTTCCCGGGCTTGGCCGGTGCCGGCGCCGCCCCCGCGGCCGCCTTGCCGGTTTCCACCCGGTACCGCGTCACGAGGTCCTTGACCTCTTCAGCAGTGCCCTGTTCTATAACGTGATTATAGGCGGCCTGTAAATAGGCTGGCTGCTTTGCCGCCCAGTCAACCACCTGCTGACGTAGATCGTCGCTATAGTCGGGCACGTTGGTCTTGATGTCGGTGAGGTGCGTGCGCTCGGCCAGCACCGCGGTCGTCTCCCTGAGCGGGGCGACGAACTTGCCGACTTCCTCGAACACGTACTGCAGCAGGTCGCGATACTCGGCCTTGCGCTTGAGCGCCTCGCCGCGGGCGATCTCCGCATAGTCCTTGTCGTAGTTGGTGAGGAACTCCTGCTCCTCCTGGTTGTAGATCGGCGGCAGCTCCTGCGGCTGCTCAGCCGGTGCTTCGGCGGCCGGCTGAGCCTGGGGCTCGGTCTTGGCGTCGGCAACCAGCTTGCTCAGCTTGGCGAGGACGTCTTCTCCGTCGGGCTGGGCTGCTGCAGCAGGCTCTGCTGCCGGCGCGGGCGCTGCCGGCGCACCGCCTGTCCCAGCATCTCCGCCCTCAGCCGCTGGCGCACCGCCATCCTGTGCAGCCGCGCCTTCCGATGCGCCTTGATCGCCTCCACCAGCGTCAGCAGCAGGATCAGCCCCACCGCCATCAGATCCCCCAGCAGCCACGGCTGGGCTTGGCTCAGATCCCCCATTGCCACCCCCGTCTGCGGCAGGTGCTCCCCCGTCGGCGCCCGCCGGTGCCGCGTCCGCGGGCTTATTGTCGTCCGGCGTCGCGAACTGCGCGAAGGCCGCGTCAAAGTCGTCGTTTTCGAGTGCCATTGTTACTACTCCTTGGTCGTCGGGGATGACGTCGTGATCGCCCGGTGCAGCCGCAGCAGCGCCTTGGCTTCGCCCTGAAGCCGCAGCGTGTCATCGCCGCTGGCTTCGATCAGGCTGTCCTTGGCGTCCTCGATCAGCAGGGTCAGCAACTCCTTGACTCCTACCGCATCGGGCAGCGATGACCGGTAGAGGTCATTCGCCAGCTTTGCCGCTCTTGCCTTGCGATCCTGTTTCGTCACCGTTCAGTCCAATCTCGAGAATTTGCAACGCGGCGTTGGCCGTCTGGGCGTCGGCCGCGGCCGAGTTTTTCTGCCCCTGCGTGATGTTCTTGTACGCATTGGCCAAGTTGAGCCGCTCCTCCGACTCCTGCAGCCGCTTGGCGAGGTCGGCCATCAGCGCCGCCTGCTGGCTGCGCGCGTCCTTCTTGCGCTCGGCCTCTTCCTCGGGGAGCAGCAGCGAGCACATGTCGCGCACCGCGAAGCGCTGCTCCATGAACTTGCGCTCGTCAACGTGATCGCGCTCCTCGGGCGTCATGGTCTGCGCCAGCATGTCGAGCTGCATGCCACGGACCTCTTTGGCGATGAGGCTCGTCGCACCGCGGGCAATGACGTTGAAGTCGCCCTCGGCCGCGAGGCCCGGGTTGAACTTCTTGTTGAACTGCACGAGGCTCAGGATCACCGACTGCTTGTAGGTGTCGAAATTGCGGACGATGTCCTTGAACGGCAGCGCCGCGTCGCCCCGCAGCATCGACGCGCCGGCGGCGGTGCGCATCGGCTCCGACGGGGTCTTGGCGACATCGCCGCCGGTGGCCGGACCGACGAACGTCTCGAGGTCGGCGATGTCCATGAACAGCTTGATCAGGCTCTCGAGCTCGGCCAGGTGGCCGTCGATCTCGACCTTGCGCACCGCCGGGAACTGCGCCGTCAGCCCCTCGTCGTCACGGTACCAGATCTTGTACGCCTCGATCGCGGTCAGGTCCTGGTCGGCGCGCAGCAGCGCGGTGTTGAGCTCGAGGTTGGGCCCGCAGGTGATGCTGGCGTTATCGAGCGCCATTCGGGTCGCGGCGCAAATCGACATCTGGCTGTCGCGCACCACGTTGGGTAAGCCGTTGCCGATCGGCGAGGTATCGTCCTCGTCGAACACGAAGGTGTGGACGGTCTTCACCTCGAGCCCGAGCTTGCGCCACGGGTTCATGTCGGCCTTGATCACGTTGCCGTCGATCAACCACACCTCGGCCTCGACGTCGTCGGCCTTCTTGTCCTCGGGAACGTCGGCGCCGAGCTGGATCAGCTTGTTGGCGCTGACCGGGCCCTTCCACACGATGATCTCGTACTTCGACTGGTCCTGCTTGGGCACGTCGTTGATGTTCGACTTGGTACCCATCGTGCGGAGGTCGGTCTCGAACTCGCGCGGCTTGTAGTTCCCGGTCTGGTTGTTCTTGAGGTACTTCTTGATCTCGTCACCGAAGAAATCGGCTCGGTCGGCCAGCTTGCGCACCTGCGCACGGCCCATGACTTTACGAATGAAGTATCCTTCGCCGGGCAGCGAGCGGCCGCTCATGTCGGGGTAGAAATCCCACACCGAGCAGAAGTCGAACTGCGGCTTGCGGATGGTCCGCACCAACGGCTTGAACGTCCCGTCCTGGGTCGACATCCAGCCGGTGCGCTGCTCGGTGCGGACATACGGCCCCTCAAGCACGCCCAGCCCGTAGAGGATGCCCGACTGGGCCACCTTGCGGTCGATCGCGATGATGTCGAGCGTCTGGTCGCCGCCGATCTCCTGCAGCTGGTCGTCGATCAGCTCGGACAGCTCGTAAGCGCGCTTGTCGGCCAGGCGCTGCACCGCGACGTCGATCATTTCCATCGACGGGGTCGTGTCGAGACCCTCCTTCTGGCGCTCCTGGATCAGCTCCTGGACCGCCTGGGCGACGTCCTGGGGGTCCATCTCGGCGTTGGGCGACGCCTGCAGCTCCCAGTTCTGCTCATTGCCGGGGTACATCAGGTTCATGATGCGGCTGAGCATGCTGATGCACTTGACGCGGGTGATGCGCGGGTAGGCACGGCTGCGGTTGGCGCCGAGCTGGCCGTCGATCTCGGGATCGTACAGCCCGAGATACTGGCGCAGATTGCGCACCCACTTGAGCTCGGTCAACCGGCGATCCTGCGCGAACTGATCGAACGTCCGCTTGAGCTCCTGTCCCAGGTTGCGCAGCACGGCCGAGTCGATCTTGCGCACCGGAGCGGCGCCTTCGACGACGACCGCCGGCGGTGACGGATCCTGCGGTTGGACCGGTGCAGCGCTAGCCATTATCCCCCCTATCGCACGTGGTACGCGCGGCCACTGAAGGACCGCGGCGGTACGAACGGCTTTACCCCGGCGGCCATATATCGCGCATCTTTGCCGGCTTGTCGATGGTAGTAGCGTGCGAGATAGCCGAAGGCATCGCCGGGGTGGGAGTAAGGGTTCTTCTCGGGCGCCGCATCGGCCTTCAAATTCTCGTTCTTGTCGAGCGCGTAGCGCCAGCCGCCTTTCAGCGCGCGCAGCAGCACCGGGCACTCCTTGGCATCGACCAGCAGCGCAGGCTTGCCGTCGACCAGGCGGGTGGTGAAGTGCTCGATCGCATCGAGCCGCAAGGGCAGTCGGTTGTTGCTTTCGACCTTGACGTTGAAGTGCTTCTTGAGGATGTCGACCGCGGTCTTCTCGTCATTCTGCGCGCGGTTGGCTGCGGCCGGATCCGGCGCGACGATGAAGTTGCTCATGTCGAGCAGCGGGAAGCGCCGCTTGAGGTAGGGCTTCAATTTCTCGCTGATGAAGCGGGTCGTGCCGTAACCGGTCTGGACCAGCTCGCCAAGCACCAGCAGGCGCCCGTCGAGGTCCTCCTGGCCGAAGATCATCGCCGACCCGCCGAGCCCGGGATCGAACCCGCCGATCAGCGGCAGATTGGGGTTGTAGTTGAGCGCCGCTCTGGCAACGTGCAGCTCGGGCTTGAAGGTCGGCACCACCGGCTTGCCGCTGATCGAATAGCCCCACTGGGTCTCGAGGAACTGCTTGACCCAGGCTTCCGACTTACCCTTGGCCTGGTTGGTGTAATAGGCCGGCCCACCCGGCAAATTCTCGACATTCTCGGCGTCGGGGTTGGACGTGCCATCGCTCAACAGGCCCGGCGGCTGGAGGAAATAGCGGGCGTTGCGCTGTGCCAATCCCAGCGGATTTTCGCCCGGCTGCAGGTGAATGGTCGCATCGTGCAGGTGCTCGAACCACCAATTGTCCTCGGTCGACGGGTTACTTGACCCGAACATCGCCCAATTGGTCGCGCCGCCCATGATCGCACTCGGATAGCGCCCGCAGCGAGCCGAGAGCGCCTCAACAATCTGCTTGGGGATCTCCACGAACTCGTCGATGAGTGCGAAGGTCACTTCGAGCGACAGCACGCGCGCGACGTCCTCGGGCCGGTCGAGCGGCCGGAACAGCACCTCGCACTCGACATCGTCGAACTTGAGCACGAATTTCCAGTCGGTCGCGTGCCATTTGCCGGCCTGGCCGTCCTTGAACCAGTAATTCCAGCTGGAGAGCGTGGTGTCCCTAAGCTGCGGCAAGGTGTTGCGAACGACCACCGCGCGCGACCGGCGCACGCCGTCAGGACCCGGCGCCTGCAACTTCGCCATATAGACCAATTTGAAAAACAGTCCGGTGGTCTTGCCCGAGCCGACCGGACCCACGATCCACGAGTAGCTTAGTGCTCCCGGAATGTAGTTCTTGATGAACTCCCGGACAGTGGGCGGCGGGGTGTACTGGATCGTCGCCATCAGCTGGTGAAGCTCGGATCTTCCGAGGTCCAGTTCCACTGCGGGGTCCACGACTTTGCCAAACTGTTCGGGCTGCCGACCCACGCGGGTGGGCTAAGCTCGCTGTTGCACGCGCCGCAGGCGTTGATCTTGGGCGCCCACACCCGGCTGCACCTGGGGCATTCCCAGCCCTGTGCGCGAACGGTCATTTGGCCCCCCACTTTTCTTTCATCCGGCGCTGCCACTCTTCGCGCTCTTCCGCCGAGCGTACCCGGTACACTGGGATCGTCAGCTGCCAGGCAGCGTCGAACTCGGTGCGGTCGTCCGGTACGTGCCAACCGTAAAACTTGATCCCACCCTCACCGGCGTTCTGCACGCCCGGCCGGCGCGCATAGACCTTGTAGCCCTTGTCGCTCGGCTCGAACTCGTAGCCTTCCTCGCGCTGCTGGTAGCGGTACATGATGTCGATCATGTCGTCGGGATGCAACGACCCGCAGTAGCTACAGGTACGGTCACCGTTGGGCTCGGTGCACCAGGTATACGGTTGAGGACAACTCATGCCCGGTCGTCCTCGTAGTTCTGCATGAAAGTCAGCACCATGCGCTCGGCCTCGTCGTCGAGCTCGTCGCCGCGCTCGAGTTTGTACATGAGGTTGGGGTCGTTGACCGTGAGCCGGCCGAACGTCTCGGGGTGGATCCCGGTGTACTTGAGAAAGCGCTGGATGAGCTCGAACATGTCATAAGTTGATCTGGATGTTGAGCTGGTTGCCGGCGCCGGCCGCGGCGGCGTCTTTCGCATCGTATCCAGCCCAGCGGGCGGTTGCCTTAATGAGATCAGCCTTGACCGAGCTCGGGACCTCGTCGATCGGTGCATGGATCAGCCTCCAGCTGGTCTTGAGCAACTCCTCGGCCTGGAGGCGGGCCTTCAGCTTGAAACTCATCCCTTCTTCCTTGACCATCTGCACCGCGGCAGCGAGGTCGGCCAGGAACTCGGGGTTGTCGCGCAGCGCCGACCACTCCTCGGGCGAGTAGCCATAGGCGTCGCGAATGTCGGACATCGGTGCGGTCTTGAGAGCAATCTCGATCGGGAGCGTCGGCGGCCAGCCGATCTCGGCCGGGTCACGACCCGGGTCGTAATTCCTGATGGTTGCCAGATCCCCCACGCGATACGTCCCCCCGTGAACGACGCCTGGTCAGCCACTCGCCACCCACCTCGCGCTGCGGCCCATGAATAACCGTCTGGCGAGCCTAAGCCTTGTCCGCTGTGGCGTCGTTCAGGGATTTAATATCAGGGGCTTGCGGGTGCGGTCAATCGCGCGCATAAGGATCTCGACCTGGCGTTACGCACGCGTTCGGTCACTCTCTTCCAATGTCACGACTGGCCCCCGGAGAAATCCGGGGGCCTTTTTCGTTTAGAGATCGTATTTGGCGACGGTGGCGCCGGCCTCGTTCATGACCCAGAGCGTTGGACGAGGATGCTGCTGCCCTGGCTTCACATCCTCACCATTGGGATCGTGGAACGGGCCAAATGTCATTGGCAAGTAGCCATCGGATCTTCCACGAATGCCGTGCACTTCGATGTACCCGTTATCGTCTCGAGCCTGATTGACGACCTCGAACGGGCCGTGACAACTCTCGCACTCATCGTAGAATTTCGGGCCATCGACCGGTTGCGTCTTGGCCGGCGTGTAATAGCGGTATTTGATCGTGAACATGGTTCTTCTCCTGCTTCGTCGAACGGGGCGGCGGGTCCCTCGGGGGCACCGAGTTGACACCGCCCCTGCCTCACATCGCTGCAAGACCCGGACAGACTGCGCTGGGTTCGGCTGGGTGTCAACCGGGAAAAAGTAGTAAAAAATTTTTGGAATGGGCTGAAAAAAAATCCCCACGCGACGGAGAAGTGGACGGGGGCCTGCTCAAACCAAAAACCCCTTGGGGGCCTCGGGCCGGGAAAAGAATTACTATCTATCCGCGCCTGCTAGTATCGTTCCTGCTATAATGCGCTTGCCAGAACGGATTGGCCGTTCTGGGATTTTGTAAAAGGGATTAACAAAATGGCTATCTCCAAGACTGACAAAGCCAAGGCGCTCGCAACCAATGTCGGCCGCGTCTCATCGGCCGCGTTCAACTCAGGTGAGGCGCGGGCGCGCTTGCTCGCCACGGTTGCCGATGTGTGCGGCAAGAAGCCAACGCTATCGCTCTACAACAGCGTCAAGCTGGCGGCTGTCGTTGGCTTCATGGCTTCGGCACTGGCGCGCAAGGGCGACAACCGCACGGAGGAAGCGCTCATCGCGCATTGCCGCGACCGCGTGCTCAACTATCAGGGCGCATCGGGCAAGGGCAAGCTGCGCGCCGGACAGAAGGGCCGCCGCACACAGACGGAGGAAGATGCTTATGCGAGCGCTCGCGTGCTCTCCAGCCGCATCTTCGCCGATGCGGGTGTGACTGTGCCGGAGGCGCGCGGCGGCGACCGCTCCAAGACCGGCAAGAGCGCCGAGAACAAGAAGGGCGCGACCGGCAAGCAGACGCCCAAGAAGGATGCGGCGAACGACAAGCCAGCCGTGCGCACGTTCAAGTCGCCCGAAAAGATGGTCGCTTATGCGCTCATCCAAGGCAAAGCGATGCAAGCGACGCTCAACCGTTCGGCGGCACACACGCCCGAACGGCTCGGAACGGCGATCAATCACTTCCTTTCGGAAGTCATCGCGGTCGCGCAGGAACTCGGACTGCAAGCGTAACCTCTCGCGAAGGGAGCGGCTTTCGCCGCTCCCTTTTTTTGCCTTTTGTAAACGCCGTTCACAAAGCCCAGGTGCGCGGCACAGTAGTAGTTAATTCGTTTGGCCTGTTAAATGCAAAACGGTTAACGCGTGGTGATTTTGCGGTAGAGAAACTGTTTTACCATCCAACTATCCAACTTTTCCACCAAGGGCTTTACTGAAATCCAAAAAATTAAGCCAGTTATCGGATAGCACTCCAGTTGGCGGCTTAAGTGCTGGTGTTCATCGAATTGTCCGCTCGGGACACCACAGGTGCTTGAGTGGTTCGTTTACCGCTGTTAAATCCAAACTATCCAAACTATCCAAGTAAAAAAAATAAGAACCCCTATGGACCATCGATGGTCCGGCTGGTGGGTGGATCGAGCCTGGTCCATAGGGGTCTATACTTCAAAATCCATGGATAGTTTGGATTTCCCGGATAGTATCAATGAAATCAATGACTTACGGGGGGGTTTAAAATCCAAAACGCCCTTACTGACATGGATTTCAGTAGCGTTTGTTCATACATTTACAACGAACGGACCGCTCATTGACCTGAGCGGCGGAGCGCTTGCCCTCACAGAGAGAACAATACTCCACGAATGAGCGTTTTGTTAAACTCATTTACAAAGACATCAATCCTGTAGCTTTACACCAAAGTTCTTCAGCGCGAAGTGCTAAATGTGCTTGATGGGTATGGATGTGACGTATATTGAGGCCTTGTTCAACCTCGAAGAACAAGGATGTTTTATGACAGAGTTCAGAGACCACCCTCTAGGGTCAGTAAGACACCGTCGACAGCTGCTCCGACTCCCGGCGACCTATTTCGCCAACCGCATCGGCGTCACCGTCACCACATTCAACCGGTTCGAGCGCGGCGAGCGCCGCGCCTATTTCGATCAGGCCATCGCCATCGCTAAGGCGCTCGGCTGCACGCTCGAAGATCTTGGACGGCCTGTCACGCCTGAAGAAGAGTTCGAGCTGTTCAAGCGTGGCCAGCAGACGAAGCGCGGCACGCGTGACGACGGCATAGTAGTTGCCGCGGCCGATGATATTGATAACGTCGATACCCGCGAGCCAGAGCCGCCAGCACCACCTAAGCCAATGGCGGTGCCAGTAGACCCGTTCTACAGCGGGGACGTTGCCGGTCAAAAGGCGGTGCTCGATCAGCTCTTGGCCGAATGGCCATCGAACAACGAGGAGGGCGCCGAGTGATGCGCCGCACTGCCGCAATCACCAAGGTCACGCTGGTGCGCTACCACATGGACAAGGCCGATCGCTTCAAGGCGGCGCTGGAGTCGTTCGATCAGCCCGACGACGGCCCCACGTTCGGCGTGCTCACTGATAAGCAGCGCGCGAGGCACCTGAAAGACCTGGCCTCGAAACACGCGTTCCACGAGGCCGCTGTCGAGCTGTTGCTGCAATGAGCGCGGACGACAGCGCGCTCAAGGAGCGCATCGACGCAGCCGAGGCTGAAGTCGCCAACGCATCGCAGCACCTATCCTCGTGGTGCATGTGCTTGGGCATGTCGGGCAATACCGGCTACTCGTCTCCGCAGAGCGAGTTGTGGCAGGCGATCATGGAATATGCGCGCGCCGCGGCCCGGCTCGAGATGCTGCGCATCCTGTCCAACGAGGACTTTTTCCTCGCGGTCAGTCACTCGGCTGGAAAGCTGAACGGACACCCCTCTCAATAGTAAAGGGTTGACTTTACCGTCATTTTGTGCTACACTTCAACAATGGGAAAGCGTCTCGAGTTTCCCCGCTCAACCCCCCGCTCGGGGCGCTTTCCCTACCGAGTGACTTTAGTGATTTTGTGAACGGAGTTAGCAAAATGACCAAACGTTTCGACCCTATCCAAGACGCCATCCGTTGGGCCTGTCGCCAGCGCGACGTGGCCCGCGACCATGGCTTCAATGACGTCGCTGCCTTCTGGCAGAGCGAGCTCGACCTGCTCCGCTCGCGCGTCCCGGCCAAGCCGATCGACGTGGTGCTCTCGTGAACGCGCCAATCATTGCCATCACCGGCTTGGCGCTGGTCCTGATGCTCGCGTGCCTCGATAGAGAGCTTGGGCGCATCCACCACGATCTGGCGATGGCCAATTGCATCGCAATGGCCGAGCACGCGATCACCTGTCCGGAGGCGAAGCAATGACCGTCCTCATCGCCCTCATCCTGATGCTCGCGGTGTGCGGCGCAGTCCTCGTCGCCGACGCCTTTGTGAACGGGAGTTAGCAAAATGAGACTGTATCTTAGCGGCGCACTGTTCGGTGTGCCAGTGGCGGCCGTTTTGCTGGGCGACGTTACCGCTATGCTGGTGACGCTCTCCATAGCTTTAGCTGCGACCTATGTCGCTTGGAGGTATTGATGCCCTTGGCAATCTGCACGTTCATCGTCGTCCTCACTTTACTGGTCTACTTCGACCCAACCGGGGAGTGGCACTAATGCCCAAGATCATCACCCATCTCGTCAGCGCCAAGCCCAAGGCGTTCGTGACCACCAAGGTGCGGCGCAAGCATCGTGACCCAAGCGACACCGAGCGCACCTACACCACCCACTGCGGCGGCGTCACGCGCTGCTCACGTTGCGCACCTACCCACTGCTGCGAGGATTGCGCGCGCATCAACAACGCGCGCCAGCAGGTGGGTCTTATCCGTCCGTCGGGCGACCCGCGCCCAAGCCCCGACAACATCATCCACCCGACGGTGGTAGGCAAGTATCGCGGGCCGAGCATCCAGCGCCGGTATAAGGATCTGCCGCAGCCGGTGGTGACGGCGTTCGTCGAGCCGTTGGGCAAGGGCTGGCGCCGAGGCGTGGCGACATTGAATGGTAAGCGCATCTATGTCGGCAAGCCCGTGCGCACCGTTGAGGAGGCGTTCGCTTACGCGACCCAGTGCCAGCGCCTGATCAAGATGGGCCTCGAGTTCGAGAGCGAGCTGGCGGAGCAGGGGCTTTTGTAAATGCCGTTCACAAAGGGGCTGACCCGATGATGCTCGACCCCGATTGTCCGCTCGCGTTCGTGCGGCGGATCTATGTCGATACCTACGGTGACGCCTGCTACGACTTCGCCGAGAACCAGCTGGTTGCTGTGCTCGACGCCTATAGCGAGACAGGCAGCGATGTAGCTGACGTGCCCATCTGGGATGATTGTCAGTTTGTTGTGATCGGCGCCGACGCACGCGATCAGTTCAAGGACGCCAACTGGAACCCCGAAGCAGGCTCATTCTGGATCGCCGCCGAGGACGTAACTACTGTGCCGGACGATTTGGACGCGCGCATCCGTGCGATGGTGGCGCTGACCGACCAGTGCCCGCTCAATGCCGAGGACCTGTTTGTAAACCATGTTTAACAAACATGCCGAGCTTGCGAGGAGGCTTCACAAAGATGACCGCCCGCCGTGGGATATCGGCGATATCGTCGAATGGCTGCATGTGCCGGTGGCCGTGCTGTCGACGCCAGAGTTTCGCCACGCCGGTGGTCGAGTAGAGTCATGGTATTCACGTGCGGCATATCTGCGCTTGCCGCGGCAGCCGTTCGAGTATCGGGTCGGCCAGATCATTCCTGATTTTCAGATGGGCGGTAAGTACGCTTGGGTCGCGCCGCTGACTGACGAAGAAGAGGCGCTGGTGATGCGTCTGCTGCTGACGGGAGAAAGTTTGTGACCGACGACGAGGGCATGTTCATGCGGCTGAACACCAACAGTTCGGAGCAGGTGCACGTCATGGCGCTGCACCTTGAGCACTATAGCCAGTATGGCGGCATGGCGCTCGACCCCGAACAGGCTCAACAGATTGCCCAGACGTTGCGCCTGATCGCGTCCAAGGCTGACTACACCGCCGAGGCGTACAACCAGGTACTCGACAAGCTGGAAGATCGCATCCGCGAGGACGAGCGCTACCAGCGCATCGGCCGGCGGGTCAGGCACATCGTCACGTTCGTGGTGATCGCTGCGATCGTGCTCTCAGTGATTTTGTAAAGGGAGTTCACAAAATGAGGTTACGGATGTTCACTGACTGGCGCACATGGGGCGTCGGCATTTCATTCGATCTCGATTTTGGTATCACGCTTGAGTTCGGGCCGTGGACCATCGAGATCGAGTGGCTTAGCCCATATACCAAGTTACCGCCAGAATTGAGAGCCAAGGTTGATGCGTGGAGCACGCGCGTCAAAGCCGACCCGTCTGCAGCCGGCACACAGGAATTTCTCGATTTCGCTCGGTCATTGAGGCGGCTCACAAATGGATGATCGGCTAGCAAGGCTCATCGAGCGAGAGCCAGAGATCGCTTACTGGTATCATCTGGTCCAGTTCGACAATTATGTCGTGCGGTTCGAGACCTTCCGCCAGTTCGCAGAGAAACACCAGCATAATTTTGTAAAAGCCTGTGACGCGGAGATACTCAATGTCAGCAACAACTAAGCACCGTTACCCACCACTCGAGGGCATGCGCGAGAAGCGCCTGTTCCGCGATCTCACGCAGACCGACATGGGCAAGCTGATCAAGACCACCCAATCGCACTACCGCCAGATCGAGGAGGGCATCATCCGGCTCGATGTGCATCGGGCCAAGATCATCGCCAACTTCCTCGAGTGCACCATCGACGAGCTGCTGTGAGGATGAAGCGCTTGGCCGGCAGGAAATGGCGGCTGCTGACGGTGTGGAACAATTCACCGACGTACGCTGTGCTCAACTTTCGGTGCGTCGATCAGGCAGAGCATATAATGGTTCAGTTTTACACTGACACTAGTCGCGTCGAGTTGGTACGCATGGGTCAGGTCATAAGCCTGAAGCCAGAACGTCGCCGACGAATAGGTGACATTGCCCATCGAGCGATCGCGTATCGTCAGCTGACGGATACGTGCGAAGGCTTCCCAGAGGTCGAGCTGCTGTGAACCTGCCGATTGGCGCGATCGTGCGCATCGAAGGCGACACGGGCCTGGCCGTGGTCGTGCCCCAACACGTGGGCGCGCAACTATCAGGAGAAATGGAAGCTCGACCCGTTCTTGCGCCTGCTCGGCGGCAATGACCGGCGGCTGGTGGCTGAATGGGATGTACGACTGCGAAATTGTCCCTGACGACCAAGTGCCCGACCATATCCAAGCGCTGGCGATGCGCTGCCTGCTCGACCCGACGTTCATTCCGGAGATGGACGAGTGAAGATAATCAGCTACCGGTTCCACCATAACCGATGCGAAGCCATTGTCATTCGCAAGACCAAGGAAGGTGTGCAGATACGTGCTGCTCGCCACCCTAACGGAAGGTGGCACGACTACGGCCTAAAGGGCGCGCGTCTACGGCTATACGACGGCGATATCTCCGACTTGATAGAGCACCCCGACCCCGATGCGGCGTGGGCGGACTACTGTGCCGCGGTGCTGCGTGGAGACGTGTCGTGAGCAAGCTGATGGTGCGCCAGTGCCCGTGCAGCACCCCGCCGCACCGGGCGATCCAGACCGAGGAGGGTGCGTGGTGCGAGATCATCGACAGCGACGGTATCGTGCAGGCGTGGAATTTTATCGAGAGTGAGTCAATCGTCGAAGGCTTTTCGCACCCGTGCCCCGATCCCGAGCGCGCGCTGGCCGATATGACCGCGTGGCGGCTGACCCACAATTTGTAAACAGCATTAACAAAGACGGAGAGAGTGATGGCTTATTATGACGCGGCCAACTGGCCGGGTGTGCACACTGGCATGCTGAACTGGTGCATCCAGAACGAAATGCCGGTCGAAATCAACAGCTACGACGACGCGCTCAGCTGGTGGAAGCGTCGCGGCGACGGCTCGGAATATCAGGGCACCAACGATCGCCCGGTGGGCAAGCGAGACTTCCGCAATCGCCGGATGCGCCAGCGCCCCGATGGCTCGATCGAGTTCGAGTATAACCAACACGTGATGTGCGTCTGGCACCCCGACAAGACGATCACCGTGTCGCCGGTCAAGGGTTACACTAGCGGCATATTCGAGACGTGCATCATGCCCAAGGCACTTGAGGCACGTGACGGCCCCCGCACCGGCAAGTGCGTGCTGATCCACCCGTCGAACGAGCGCCATTACCGACTCGATATGGAAACCGACACCGGCAAGCACAACATCGCCAACCCCGAGATCATGGTCGTGCGCGCCGATCCGTCAGTGAACCTGCGACTGAACGCCGACAACCGTTGGGAGCCGACCAACGAGATGCGCTGCAAGCCGTTCGAGTGGCTCGAGCTCAACAAGAGCGAGCTGCGCGAGGCGTCGAAGAAATACAACATTCCCGAGTTCATCCGCGCGATCGAGACGGCGCTGCAGATGGGCGCCGAGATCAAGACGTCGAGCGCCTACAGCGCGACGCAGGTGCGCAGCGCCACCGTGTCCAGCGGCGAGGACGTTCTGGAGCTGCTCGAACAGGGGCGGTTCGTCGAGGCGGCGTCGCTCGTGCGCCCGCGGGAGACGCGCTATTACGACCACACCAATAAAAAGTGGGTCGTCGAGAGCCAGGGGCTCAACAGCACCGATATCAAGAAAATCCGCCACCGCGCCTACGAGGAGATGGGGCTGCTCTATCTCGAAAGCGCGCGGGTCGTGACCCTGCCCCAGTGGAACAACATCGAGCGCAAGCTGCTCGACTTCGGGGCGCCTTGAGGACTTCACTCTGCTCAGTGATTTTGTAAATGAGGTTCACAAAATGAAAGACGTGAATATCCCCCTCGAAGCGAGGGACTGGGATTTCTATCAGGCGTTCCACACCTTCTGCGGGTTCGCAGCGGACGGTTTCCGACGCAAGGGTAGCTGGGGTGTCAACCCGACACCGCTGGTCCTGTTCGACACCGGCGAGCTGATCTGCACCGATGCTGCGCCCGACCCAAGCAAGCGTGGCGAATATCGCTCGGTAGGTATCTCGCTGACGACGACCAAGGACGAACGGTTGTGGCTGCCCGATGGGTCACCGGTCACGCGGGCATGGCTTGACGATGCCGGCATGCAGTATCTACTGGTCGATCGCGAAACCAAGCGCGCGGTGCGGCTCGACGGCACATGGCGTAGGGCACCGGGCAAAAACTATTACGGTAAGGAAGAAGCTGGGTCACCTGTCACTACGGGCATCCCGTTGCGCTTTCAGTACAACTGCCGCGCCTATATTCCCGGCCCGGGCCTGCCGCCGGTCAGCCATGAGAAACTCAAGGTCAGCATCCCCATCCAGAAGGCCGGCTACACGAGTGACGAGCTCGAGCACATCCACATGATCGTGGCGACGGGTCAGGCGGCGATGAAGCTGACCGACCACGAAGCGGTGCACCGTAACGCATCTGTTGGCGCCAACCCTGACGTGCTGCTCAGGTGCACGACGTGGCAGGACTGCCCCGAGGCACTGCTCCCCGCCCTTGCCCAATATGGTGCCGGTCGTGTCGTGCGCGAGTACGATTATCTGCTGACGGAGCAGGGGTGATGCGTCAGGGTCAGGTGGGCAAGGTCGGCACGGCGTGGTTTCTGGCGACACAGGATGATCGCGGTATATGGCTATGCGGCAACGCTAGCTGCTTCAAGCGCACCCCGAAGGAGACGATGCCGGAAAGCGTAGCGGCTTTATGGATACTGAGCGGTATCACACCAATACCGCCCGAGGAGTGGCCGTCGCGCGTGTGCGCAGCTGTCGCGAAGGAGATGCTGAGCCAATGAACTTTTCGGGAGCCGGCGTTGGCAGCTTCGTGCGCATTACCCGACTATATGTGAAGGGCTACGGCTATGTCGACGAAGTGATATGGGCGCTCGTGACGGGTGCCTATGATCACTCTTGCTACATAGAGGTGTTCAAAGGTCCGTGCATAGCGTGGGGCGAGGACGAGCTGGATGAGGGGGACGTGGCACGCTTCATGAAGCCCAGTACCGCCGCGCTTGTAGCCTATACTCGATGGCAGCTAACTGGAGATAAGACACAGCCATGATCGAGATCACTGGCGCGCAGCCGCCCGAGCATCGGCTTGAGGTGGGCGACGTGATCATGGTCCATCGGGAGCTTAAGGATAAGCAGACGGGCAAGCCGTTCACGTGGAAATATTTCGCGCTGATCACCGACAAGAAGAGCCGCAGCAACTTCGTGTTCCAGCACATCATTCTCGATGAGCGCGAGCGCGAGCCCACCTGGCTCTACGCGCACGACTACGCAGGGACGAGCTTTCACATGTGGTATCTCGACCCCGACGAATGGCCTGACGGGGTCCACGCGTTTCGCACCAAACTCATTCTGGAAGGAAAGGTTGAAGGCATGGTCTGAGTGATTTACCGTCTTTTGTAAAAGCGTATTCACAAAACCCTTTAGTGACTGAAGGAGAGAGTAAAATGACGATGCAGGTAATCTCGATCCCCGACTTCAAGGACGTCATCACCCACCTCGGCGTCAATCATCACCAGCCGATCATGGCGTGGGGCAAGCCGGGCGTCGGCAAGTCCGACGCGGTGCGTCAGGCGGCCAAGGACCACGGTGCTGCGCTGGTCGATATCCGGCTCAGCCAGTACGACTCGGTCGATCTGCGCGGCATCCCGGTGCCTCACGCCGGCATGACCGTGTGGCATGCGCCGATCACGCTGCCGTTCGTCGGCAACGCCGACTTCGAAGCGCTCGACAGCAGCAAGCCGATCTTCCTGTTCCTCGACGAGATCAACTCGGCGGCGCCATCGGTTGCGGCGGTGGCCTACCAGCTGATCAACGATCGTGCGGTCGGTGAGCATCGGCTGCTCGACAATGTCGTGGTGATCGCGGCCGGCAACCGTGAGCAGGATCGCGGCGTGACCAACCGCATGCCGACGCCGCTGGCCAACCGCTTCACCCACTTCGAGATCGACGTCGACGTCGACGCGTGGTGCTTCTGGGCACAGCAGGCTGGGCTGCCGGCGGAGGGTATCGGCTTCATGCAGTTCCGCAAGCCGCTGCTCTCAACCTTCGACCCGTCGAAGCCGGACAAGGCGTTCGCGACGCCGCGCACGTGGCACAAGGCGCTGACCTACTATGCCGACAAGTCGATGCCGGAGAACATCAAGCAGGCGGCAATGACGGGTGCAGTCGGCGAGGGTCCGGCGGCCGAGTTCTGGGGCTTCGTCGACGTCTGGGGCAAGATGCCCAAGATGAGCGACATCGAGGCCAACCCGGACAAGGTCAAAGTGCCCGAGGAAGCTGCGATGCGCTACGCCGTGGCGGTCGCGATCTCGAGCGAGATGACGCCGAAGAACACCGGTCCGTTCAACACCTTCCTGACGCGGATGGACCCCGAGTTCGGCGTGCTCGCATGGCAGCTGGCGCTCAAGCGCGACGCGACCGTGTGCGGCACCAAGGAGTTCATCGACTTCAGCAAAAAGTACCGCAGTATATTTGCACGATGAGCACTATCTGTTATAGATGAAAATCTATGACGTGCAACCTGACTGGCCAACGCTTCAACGCACTTACAGCTGTCGAGAGCGTTCGCGATCACCGCGGACGAGTAGCTTGGCGCTGTAAGTGCGACTGCGGTGGAGAGAAAATTGTGCTCACCGGTACGTTGCGTTTCAAGCCACCGCCGAACTGCGGCTGCGTGCACGGCGGAACACGTCACGGCCACACAGCACAAAACAGCAAGACGTGGCGCGCGTGGAACTCGATGCGGCAACGCTGCGAGAACACCCGGCATAGACAATATAAGGATTACGGCGGTCGGGGTATCAAAGTCTGTGACCGCTGGCAAGTTTTCGAGCATTTCCTGATCGACATGGGTGAGGCTCCTGCGGATCTTACTTTGGAGCGGCTTGATAACAACGGAGATTACGAACCAGCAAATTGCGCTTGGCGATCACGCAAAGCACAAAGTCGCAATCGAAGAGACAATCGCCAGATTACGTACAAAGGACAGACTAAGTGTTTATCGGAGTGGGCTGAGCAATACAGTCTATCCAAGAGCACGCTTAAATACCGCATCGATAAAGGGTGGACTTTAGGTGAGGCGCTTACATTACCAGCTACCAAGACAAACAGTGTACTGCGTCGAGTTTTGTAAATATCGTTTACAAGGTTAGTGACTGAAGAGAGGAACACCTGATGGATAGAATGCAGAAGGCCCGTGCGAAGATGCTGATCAAGCATCCGTTCTTCGCAACGCTGCTAGTGTCGACACCGTGGGAAATGGTGCCGGCCGATCATCCGACGATCACCACCGCGGCGACCGACATGGAGAAGCTCTACTTCAACGAGGGCTTCATGGAGAAGCTGACCGATGACGAGATTCTGTTCGTTCTCGCGCACGAGGTCATGCACATGGCGCTCGAGCATGGTCTCCGGAAGCAGGCACGCAACCACATGCTGTGGAACATCGCCTGCGACTACGCGCTCAATCTGGTGCTCAAGGACAGCGGCTTCGAAATCTGGAAGGAGGCGCTGTGCGACGACGTCTACAAGGGCATGTCGGCCGACCAGGTCTACGACAAGCTGCAGCAGCAGTGCCAGAAGAAGGGCGGTGGTCAGGGACAAGGCAAGCCCGGCTTCGGTGATCCCGGCGGCCAGCACCACTCCCCGATGCTCGGCGATATCAAGGAGCCCGAGGGCGCCGGCGACCCCGCGCACGAAGCCAAGGTCAAGCGCGGCATCCAGCAGAAGGTCGCCGCCGCGGCCAACGTCGCCCGCATGGCAGGCAAGTTCGGCGGCGAGCTCGAGCGGCTGGTCGGCGAGATCCTCGATCCCAAAGTGCCGTGGTCGCATATCCTGCGCGACTTCATGACCCGGGTGACCAAGGACGACGAGCAGTGGTCGCGCCGCAACCGCCGCTTCCAGAACGTCTACCTGCCGGCACGGCACAGCGAGAAGATGGGCGAGATCGTGCTCATCGGCGACACGTCCGGCTCGATCGGCAACGACGAGCTGTGTAAGTATATGGCCGAGGCCGGGGCGATCGCCGAGGACGTGCACCCAGAGCGCATCCGTATCCTCTGGGCCGACACGCGCGTCGCCGGCGAGCAGGTGTTCGAGGAGGGCATGCCGATCGACCCCAAGCCCAAGGGCGGCGGTGGGACGGACATGCGCGTGCCGTTGAAGAAGGCCGAGGACTATCAGCCGGAGTGCGTCGTGCTGTTCACCGACTGCTACACGCCGTGGCCCGACGTTGAGCCGGACTATCCGCTGATCGTCTGCTCAACGTCGGGCCAGGAGAGCCCGATCGGCCTGAACATCAGGATTTGATCGTGAGCAAAATGCTCAAGGCGGGCGACTTGATCATCGCCCGCCGCGGGAAGTCTGACGAGTCGTGGTGGGTCATGGAACGCGACGAGACCAAGGGCGATATAAACTCATTCGAGAAGAACTCGCACTATGTCTACAGCGTCACCGGGCACCCGCCCAGTGGGTTCGAGAAGAACCCCCGCACATCGTGGGCGAGCAAGGTAGTCGTAGATCAGGATGCGCGCGTCGTGCGTGTCGCCGACATCACTGACGAGATGTACGCGAAGATCGCGAAATACCAGCTGATAGGTGAGCCATGAGAGCGCAAGTTGGCGACGTTGTTCGCTGGACCCGAGCGTGGGGGCGTGACCTGCCCGAGCCCATGTGGACATTGATCGCAAAATACGAGGGAGATTTTTTAGATGTCGCGCTGAACGACAGTGGGTCGGTTCGTGCTGGCGAAGAGGATATGGTCGAAGCTGTGACGGACTTCCCCTTGTTTAATGACTCCGCCGAGGCTGAAATCGTCAACCCGAGCGACTGGCCAGACTGGGTGTTCACTGCTGTCGCCAAGTATCGGCTATTGGGTGAGTTATGACACCGACGAAGATCGAAGAAGGTACCGTGCTGCGCGTGACCAAGGCTGTTGAGGGGCTAAATAGCCAGCGCAGATTGTTGCAGTTGCACGAAGTCGGGTGGGCTGTGTGCACGGAGGTACGCGAGCGCGACCCTGAAGAGGGTGAGCAATACTCTGTCGACTGGCTGCACCCGACTATCGACGAGCGACCGGCGCTCAGGGAATGCCCATACGTGTGCCACTTCCTCGGTGACCGGTTCACTGTGCCGCCAGAAAAAGACTGGCCAGACGAAGTGTGCGTGGCGCTCGCCAAGCGAGCATTAATTGGAGGCTGAGTCAGTGAAGCCGCAGCTCGGTGACTTTGTTCATCACCGTGTCGATCCGGCGTATCGCGGCTTCATTATTCAGCGGTTGCCTAGCTCATGTAGAGTGCGGTGCTCGAGCAACGGTCAACGGTTAGGTTGGCACATTGAGAATGCAATTCTTTGTGAGCCGACTGACGAAGAGCTGGCCGACTTTGTGAAGTGGCGTTTACAAAATGGAGAGTAGGCACTTGGACGATCTGATCCAGAAGCACGCGGTGCTGCGCGTCACGCACACCAGATGGGGCAACGATGAGGAAGCTCACGACCCGCCGATCTGGGCCATTTCTCGAGAGACCGACAGTTACAGCGCCGGTGTCTACGTCGACTGGCTTATTGGCGAAACGAGTTACGGCCAAGGGGTGCTCGATCACAGTGACGAGTTCGAGATTGTGCCGCCTGACGAGTGGCCGGACGAGGTGTGCGCTGAAGTGGCAAGACGAGTGCTAGGAGGAGAAAACTGATGACATGGGCAGCTGACTGCAAGCCTGGGCAAGTGCTCAAGATCACCAAGATGGTGAACGACAAGGGCGGCGAGCTCGCGCTTGGCGAAGACAATGTCGCTTGGGGTATCGTGCTCGACGACCAGAACATGATGGTCTTTGCGGAGGTCGATCAGACGGGCTTCTACCGCGGGGCGCCGAACGCATCCAAGTGGGTGAGCCGTGTCCTGCCGACCGACTGGGCTGACGAGGACAGCGTGTGGGCTGACGCCGACGAGGTGCCGACTACTGTGCCGAGCGAGTTCTGGCCGATCGCGGCGCAGGCTGCGCTGAATGATGGTGTGTGAGATGGCGCACGTTTCATTGCCTGACTTACAGCGTATTGAGAAAATTCTCTCTGATGACGCTGTCATCGCCGCCGGCAATCTCAGCATGGCGGAAGATATCGACAAGGCGCGACTGGCCGTAAGCGAGGCGTTGAACGGCATCGCGACGCCCGCTGTGAACCAAGTGGCCGCGGACACATATGTGTCCGACGAGATCGAGATTGACAGCGATGCGGGCACGTCACCTAGCGACGAAGGTACGTGGGTGCAGGCGTGGGTGTGGGTGCCGTGGCCTGATTGCGAAGATTGCGACGGCATTGGTCGCGACGAGGCGGACCAGGAGTGCTCCAGTTGTGGCGGCTCAGGGAAAGGAACGATCGGTTAATGGCGCCAGCTAGGCAGGGCCACTACAAACTCTACGCCTACGTCTGCGGGACGGCGTGCGTCGAGAAGCCCGACGTCGACGGCACCGTGACCTTCATGATGATCTGGATGAAGCGGCCGCAGCACTGCCGTTACGCGATCGTTGGCGAGTGGGACGTCGCCACGCACTGCGAGCGGATCCTCGTGTTCGACATGTACGACACCAAGATCAGGGGTACGGTGACGCTGGTGCCGCCCAAGCCGCGGATGATCTGCAACGACGTCGACCAGGCAATCATGGCGACGATGATGCTCTACGAGCAGGATTAGAAAAATGAACGAGAGCATGCAGCACCCGTTCGTCGAGGGTGATCTGGTCCGGTATGTCCGAGATGACGGGCGGGTTCGCGTCGGCTTTGTTGTGGATCCAGCGAAATTCAGCAACACGCGCTTCTCGACCAGCGGCAAGATCATTCGGCCGGAAAATGTGTGGGCATGTTGGACTGACGAGCACACCCCTGACTGGGCCGTTAAGCGGCCAACACATGCGTCCATTGATCGAGTGGAGGCGCACCCAAATCCAGATGCACTGATCGCGGATTACACAAAGTGGCGACTGCTCAATGGATGAGGCTTTCCTCGACCGGCCTGGCCATTACGAGCTGGTCTATGTCAGCCAGAGCGGCACGCGCAACCAGTGCTTCGGCTACCAACCGCGGACCGCGGATATCGCTGCGCACACAGGGGCAAAAGACCCTGCTCGTTACTGCATCCAGCTCGTGGGGGACATTTACGAGGTCTACGACCTGACGACGCTCAAGAAGCAGATGTACGTCGGCGAGTGGACCATCGGTGTGCCGGTGTTCACGCACAAGGACCCCGATGCGGCGATTATGTGGGCGTTGATGAATTTGTGACTGAGGGAGAGAGAACATGGGATGCGATATTCACGCTTACGTTGAGTACGTTGATTTCGTCGGCAACGACGGCGAGCCATACTGGTCGTGCTTGATGCAGAACATCGGACACCGGGATTATGCCTTTTTCAGCCTGATCGCTGACTGCGGCCGCGGTCCGCATCGGCCTGTATTCGAGAACCGCGGATTGCCGAAAGGCAAGCTGAGCTGGATCACTGAGCGCGCGATGTGGCTGACGGTTACGGATAATCCCGAGCTTGCTGACGCGGAGGGCTACTGCAACGAGACGAACGCCTTGAGCTGGGGGCCGATCGAGCGGCACGGCGATTTCCGTCGGGTGATGCACCCCGACCTGCACAGCCATACCTGGCTGACCTGCGACGAACTGGCGCAGGTGATCGCGCGCTACATGACCGACGATCACGAGGGCTATCCGTACAGAGTCGAGTGGGACGCAGCGCTGGCGGCGATGTGGGCGCTCGAGGAACGAGGTCACAAGACCCGTATCGTGATCGCGTTCGACAACTAGTCATTTTGTGAATGGAGTTAGCAAAATGAAAGCCGGCGATCTGCTCCGCATAACAACGCTGCGTGGGCACGACCTTGAGCACCCGGTATGGGCGCGCGTTAAAGAGGTATACCCTCGAACGCGTTACAACAGTGGCGGACTTATGACCCTTATCGCCGGGCCTCAGCCGCTTCACTTGGCCAGTGCACGGTTTAATCTGCCGTCGAATGGCTGGGCGATCTACTCAGAGACTGACGCTGAGGTCTTCGAGGTGTTCAGCGGTGCCGATGTGCCCGACGAGTTTTATGTCGACCAGGCCAAGTGGGCCTTACTTAGTGACTGAAGGAGATGAACATGGGCGATCGAACCTACACCACGATCACGCTCTCGGGTGTGGTCAACGAGGAAGACGTCGACGAGCTGGTCGAGGCGGTCAATGCCGATTGGCTGACTTGCGACGACGGGCCAGAGCTTAATGATAACGCGCTCATGCGCGAGCATCTGCAGTGGATGATGTACAACCCCGAGTGCAATTATGGTGAGCTCGAGAACACGGAGAGTACCTGTCAGCGGCTCGGGGTCAGCTACCTCAAGGTCTGGGCCGAGGGCGGTGGGTACGGACCCGGCATGGAGATCTACAACGCTGTCACCGGTGTGACCGTGACCTGCGGCGCGATCGAAGGTGAGCCGGCGCTGACGCTGAGCGACATCAAGAAGATCGGCGATGCCGAGGCTGCGATCGGATATCTCGAGGCGTTCAATAACTTCCGCGAGAATTACGGCCCGCTCGAGATCAAGCCGCTGGAGGATGCGGCGTGAGGGACGGTGACGTTATTTGCTATACGCACGGCATATGCGGAACACCGTACGAAACACCCGAGGTGTGGGTGATGGTCGTCGACGCTGTCAATCTGCGCGCAGTGAAGCTCAAGGGTCGGTTCGGCGGCGAAACTAAAGGTGTTATCGGCATCGGTGACGATGAGTATTGGGAGCGTTGCGGTCGCGGAGGTCGACGTGTTGTGCCGCCGGAAGACTGGCCTGACGACATTGCCGAAGCAGTCGCAAGATATTGCGCAACTGTGTTGACTGAGGGAGTAAACTAACAAATGAATGCACGAACCTGCAGGCGTGGCCACATTGTCTCCGGCGACAATGCCAAGCGGCGGCCGGCCAACCCCGACTATGTTGCGTGCCGGCAGTGCGAGCGCGACACCCAGAAGCAGCGCAGGCGATTGCGCAAGTCATTGATGGAGCAGCAAGATGGGATACGATCCACTAACTGAAGTCCTCGATCGCGTGCGACGTATCGAGACCCGGACGACGATCATCGGCAGGCACCTCGGCGCCGACGTCGGCGGCGGCAAGCCCGAGTGGCACAATGGCACGGTTCACGCGCCGACAGCCAACTGCTCGCTCGCCGAGCTGATGAAGGTCGTGCCTCCCGACTGGCGCGGCACCTGGTCGGTCTACGTTAATGACGAGCCGCTGTTTACTGGACGGCTAACGCAATAGACTAGCCACACCTTTACTGCTCTGGCATAGTGCCTGCTCCGCGGACCGCTGGGGGGTAGGTGCACGGTGGGTGAAGAAGCGCACAGCGTAAGGCTCGACCGTGTCGAGAACGAAGTCGGGGCAATCCGCTCCGAGATGGGGGGTCTCAGGACCGAGATGGGTCGCGTTCAGGCGGACGTGAAGGGCCTTGGTGCCATCCTCTCGCGCATCGAAGAAGGGGTTGTCCGCGCTCAGGACCAGCAGGACCAGCGCGAGCTGCGCTCGAGGCAGAGCCCAGTAGCGATCGCGACAATGCTCGTTACCGTGCTGTCGATGCTGGTTGGCGGGTCGTGGCTGATCAGCGGCAACATGTCGCGGATGGACGAGCGAAGCATCTGGGTGCAGCGCGAGCAGGATCGTATGGAACAACGGCTTTGGGGAGACACGCACATGCAGCACGGGGGGGCCGATGGCGAGCAGGGCCAAGCGCACCAATAGCTGGCAGGAACCCCTGGAGCACGTCTCCAAGGCGAAACAATTCATGGAGCGTTTTGGCGTCCACGAGGCTCACCCCGATGAGTATCTGGAGCCGCTGAAGCCCAACGAAGAGAAGGACTGGGACGATCTGCTGAAACGCATGAACTGAACGGGGGTGGGGGATGATTGAGAAGCTCAAGGCGCGTCTGATCGGTGACGCGCGCTACTGGTACAAGATGTGGTCGAGCTGGCTGGCTGCCGCATGGGGCGTGGTGGTCACGGCTGTGTGGGTCGAGCCGACTTATGTTCAGCAGCTGCTGAACATGCTCCCCGAGCATGCGCGGGCCAAGCTGTCGCCGGCGGTGTTCATCGTCGCCGCGGGTCTCCCTGTGCTGGTGCGGCTGCTCAAGCAGTCCAAGCTGCCGGGAGACGCGAAATGAGCCTCGGCCCGATCAAGTATCTGACGATCCATTGCGCAGCGACGCCGGAGGGACGTGACGTCAAGGCAAGTTCGATCGAGCAGTGGGACATCGCCAAGTTCCACCAGAAGTCCTACCACTGGATTGTCGAGCTCGACGGCACGCAGCACCGCAGTCTCGAGGACGACCAGCTCGGCGCCCACGTGGCCAAGCGCAACACCGGCAACATCGGTGTCTGCTATGTCGGCGGGTGCGACGTGCACATGAACCCGAAGGACACGCGGACCGATGCGCAGAAGGCGGCGCTGCTCGATCTCGTGCGGCACTACCGGACGCTCTATCCGAACATCCGGGTTCTCGGTCACCGCGACTGGCCGCTGGTCACCAAGGCGTGCCCGAGCTTCGACGTCGGTGCGTGGCTCCACGGCGAGGGGCTATGACCGTCCGGCTGTTCGTCTTCTCGGTAATCTTGCTGCTGGCGTACGTCGCCTACGCCGTCAGCGAGTATCGTGTTCGGCAGCAACAGCTGTTAATTACGCAGGCGGATTATTCGCGCTGCGTGACGATCCATAACGGGCCGCTGCGCGCGCCCAAGCAGATCAACGGCCTCAACAAGTCGGAGCTTAGCTGATGTTCGCCTCGATCGGTCTTTGGTTCGCCAGGTCGGCGCTGATGATGTCACCCGTCGGCGGAGTGATCCGCGGCGCCGGCGCCGTTGTCGGCAAGCTGCCCAGGCAGTTCTGGTACGCGCTGATCGTCATCGCGATCGTCGCCGGCGGCTACTTCTGGGTCAAGCACCAGATCCACGCCGCGTACGATCGGGGCTACAAGGACGGCTACACCCAGGCGCGCAACGAGGACATCGCTGCGGCGGCCAAGCAGCGCGAGGCAGCTCTCGCGTGGAAGAAGCGGGCCGACGACGCCAACGAGACCATTCGCCAGAAGGAGCAGGCACTCCATGACCAGACTGTTGCAAGCAACCGCGCTCTCGCTGACGCTCTGCGCGTGCGCGTCCACAACGCCCAGGTTCAACCCGCAGGTGGAGGCGGCCAAGCTGTGCCCGGCGCTGCCGCAGCTGCCGACCGGCATAGTAGACCGCAGCCGCAAGCCGATGCTGCAGTGGCTGGAGGAGCAGCTGCCTCCCGCGTCTGCGTCGACGCCGGCAGGCTCATCGACTACGCCGAGCAGGCCGACAACGACCACGACGCGCTGATCCGCATCGAGGACGCATGGCGCCAGTACCAGGCGAACCAGCCGCGTTGAATTTTGCTAATGCTGTTTACAAAATGAGGGTGCCGCGATGAAGATCATCGGTGCGCTGGAGGTTCCGTGCCGCCTGTGCGGTGCAGAAATTGGCGAGCGCTGCTCGTACATGTTTGGCCCTGGTGGCCGGCGTGGCCGGCAGTTCAGGTTTGGCCAGCATGCTGGGCGCATCCACGACGCTGGTGACGTTCAGCGAGCAGTGAACGCACTTCTGGACAACTGAAGGAGGAGATTATGACGCGTGCGTACGCCAACTCGACGAGTGAGGCCAAGGCTCGATGGCTGAGCCGCATGAAGGATCCTGACTATGTTCCTGCCGTGTATGAGCCAAAGCGCGAAAAGGAGCCCGGTTCCAAGTCGCTGATCCTCGGCCGGTGGATCGAGGAGAATTAGGGCTGTCCCATTATGAGCCGGTTTGCTAAAGTCGTGCGGGGGTGGATCATGCCTAACTCGCACAGTTTCGACGAGCAGGGTGCGCGCATGCGTATCGCGCAGCGGCAGTACAGCCTCTTCCGGGTAG